CATTCTTATGGGCAATACCTCTCCTAGTATTGAACCTTATAGGGCTAACGCTTATCGCCAAGACACTCTATCGGGTTCTCACCTGAATAAGAATCGTTGGTTGGATAAAGTTATTCAAGATCATTTGTCAGATGACAGTGGAGTCATTAGTCAAAATGAATACAATGATATTTGGTCTTCAATTATTGCCAATGATGGTAGTGTTCAGCACTTGACGTGGATGGATGACTGGACTAAAGATGTATTCAAGACTTCAATGGAGATCGATCAGCGTTGGGTTATTCAACATGCTTCAGATCGTCAAGAGTTTATTGATCAAGCGCAGTCACTGAATGTATTCTTCAGACCAGACAGTCATATTAAATACATCCATGCGGTTCACTTCCAAGCATGGAAACAGGGATTGAAGACAATGTACTACTGCCGAAGTGACAAGATTGCCAAGGCAGATAAAGTATCAAAACGTATTGAGCGTGAAGTAATTAAAGAAATTGACCTAAGAGCGATGGCTGAAGGTAATGAATGTTTAGCGTGCGAGGGATGATATGGTAAAGAAAAGTAATAGCAGATTAACAGATCAAAGAACATATTTTAAACCATTCAACTACCCATGGGCTTATGATGCATGGCTGAAGCATGAACAGGCTCACTGGCTTCATACAGAAGTTCCAATGGCTGAAGATGTAAAAGATTGGAAGAAGAAACTTACTGCAGAAGAGAAACAATTCTTAACAAACATCTTTCGTTTCTTTACGCAAGGTGACATTGACGTTGCAGGTGGTTATGTAAATAACTATCTTCCATACTTTCCTCAACCAGAAATCCGTATGATGTTAATGGGGTTTGCTGCACGTGAAGCACTTCACATTGCTGCATATTCTCATCTGATTGAAACTCTTGGTATGCCTGAATCAACTTACAATGAGTTCCTTGAGTATCAAGAGATGAGAGACAAGCATGACTACGTTCTTGAATTATCCAGTAAGAACGGCACCTTAGAGTCAACTGCAACCCACATTGCCGTGTTCAGTGCATTCACTGAAGGGATGCAGTTGTTCTCTTCCTTTATCATGCTCTTGAATTTCCCTCGCCATGGGATGATGAAGGGTATGGGTCAGATTGTTACTTGGTCTATCGTTGATGAAACGATGCATGCTGAGAACATGATTCGTTTATTTAAAGAGTTTATCAAAGAGAACAATGAAATCTGGAATGATGATCTAAAGGGTAAAATCTATTCAATTGCTGAAAGGATGGTTGAACTTGAAGATAAGTTCATTGATCTATGTTATCAGGGTGCTGATATGCGTGAGTTATCATCTACAGATGTAAAACAATATATTCGCTACATTGCCGATCGTCGCCTAATTTCTTTGGGCATGAAAGGTATTTTTAAAGTTAAACGAAATCCTCTACCATGGGTTGAAGAAATGATCAATGCCCCAGTGCATGGCAATTTCTTTGAGAATCGTGTAACAGATTACGCTAAAGGTGCGTTGTCTGGAGATTGGGGAGATGTTTGGGCAAAGGCAGCATAATGTTAAAAAATTATATTGTTCATGAGAATTATTGTAATCCAGTTGAATTCTCAATTATTAAACAGAATTTTTTGAATGATAGAGATCTATCAATTACTGATAAAGCAGCTGCTACGATTAAAACTGCCAATGTAGATATAGCCCCATGGATGAAATGTAAAAGATATATGCATCCCATGATTGGAGTCATTTTTGCAACCAATACCAGAGAATTTGGCTTAGATTTATATCAGTTCACTGATTATGATACAGTTAATTTTAATAAATACAGTTCAACAAATAATGGTGAATATGCATGGCATAAAGATTCTTCTGATGTTAGTGCTTTATATGATTTAAAATTAACAGCAGTTTTAAATATTTCATCTGAACCATATGAAGGTGGCGAATTTGAGATGTTCCTAGAAGAACCAACTAGAATTCCTGAAATTGACATACCAGGAAATCTTTTAATATTTCCATCTTGGTTATATCATAGAGTTAAGCCAGTAACTAAAGGCACTAGAGAAACTATTTCATTCTGGATCAGTGGTCCAAAGATTAGGTAAAAATATGGTAACAAAAGTATTTGAATGCGAACAATGCGGATCGCATGGGAAGATTGTGGTAAAGGGTGACGACCATCGCTACGAAGATATAGTCTACTGTCCTGTTTGTTCTGCTGATATCTACGAAGAAGAGGAGTTTGACGAGGACGAATAAATAGTCCATATGTGGACTTTTAATGACAACATCGTTGACGAATTACCCGAAGACTGTGTTGGTTTTGTTTATTTGATTACGAACAAAACCAACCACAGGAAGTATGTAGGTAAAAAATTAGCCAAATTCTCAAAGACAACTTACAAGACAGTTACCTTAAAGAATGGCACCAAGAAGAAAAAGAAAATCAAGTCAAAGATTGACTCTGATTGGATGGAATATTATGGGTCGAGCATTGAATTGAACAAAGATGTTGAAGACCTTGGTAAAGAAAACTTTACACGAGAAATACTATATTTTTGTAAATCAAAGGCTGAATGTAGCTACATTGAAGCCAGAGAACAATTCACAAGGAGAGTTTTGGAATCTACAGATTATTACAACGGACAAATTTCAGTTCGTGTGCATGGATCCCATATCATAAACAAACTATGACATATCTATTATTTTTTACAGCACTCTCTTTATCGGGTGTGGCTGCTTATTATTCGATCATGGGTTTGGTTGCAATTTTTGCAGCTGCACCTATACCAATTCTTATCATGGGCTCATTGCTGGAAGCATCTAAATTAGTAGTTGCTTCTTGGTTATATCGCTCATGGAAAGAAATACCCATGCTAATGAAAAGTTACTTTACAGTGGCATTGGTAGTTTTGATGATACTCACCTCAATGGGTATTTTTGGTTATCTATCAAAAGCGCATTTAGACCAGGCAATCCCGTCTGGAGATTTTGTTGCTAAATTATCACTCATTGACGAGAAAATTAAAACCGAAAAGGAGAACTTAAATGCAAGCCGTAAAGAACTTAATCAATTGGATGTTCAAGTCGACCAAACCATCAGTAGAACCACCGAAGCCAGTGGAGCAGAGCGAGCCATTGCCATCCGCAGAGGTCAGCAAAGAGATCGTGCCAGAATCCTTACCGAAATCGGCACCACGCAAACCAAGATCGCCAAACTCAACGAAGAACGTGCGCCCATCGCCAGTGAAGTCCGTAAAGTCGAAGCCGAAGTCGGTCCAATAAAATACATTGCAGCATTGCTGTATGGAGATAACCCAGAGATCGATGTTTTAGAAAAAGCAGTTCGCTGGGTTATCATCATGATTGTTATCGTTTTTGACCCATTGGCAGTTTTAATGCTTATAGCGGCAAACTGGCAGTTACGTCAAAATAGGCTATTACCGAAACCAGAAGTGGTTGAAGAAGAGCCAAAAGAACCATTAACATGGCTCAAAATAACTGACAAAATCAATATTAAAGACATCTTTAATAAGAAGGTACAGCCACTCCCAGCTGAAGCCAAAGAAATTATAACTGAGTTTTTCCAGAAAGAAGAACCAGTGGGAGAAGTTAAAAAAACCAAAACTGTTAGGCATAACACAGAATATGACGCCAATGGAAGGGTCATGGGTTCAACTCACAAACATAAACTTGATGATACCATTGAAAAGAGCGTGGAAGATCTTCAGAAAGGTGATCTTCCTAAATAAATAAGTGTCCAATTCTACGATTCTTTAATATTGGTAGTTAGTGTTTTTCGTGGGTGAATTTGTTATGTTTAAAATAACAGAAAGCAAACATGAAAACGCCAGTAAAAAAAGCACCAGTAAAAAGAGTTGCGGTGAAGAAACCGCCAGTCAAAAAAGTAGCGCCAACCAGACGCACTAAAACACCCCCAGCACCTATTGTCATTGACGTTAGTAGTACTACTAAATCAGCGTCATCGATGCTTGACAAGGCTATCGATTTAATCAAATGGGTTGACAGCCCCTTTAAATTATTTGAAGTTATCCTGTTGGCCAGTGTGTTCTTCTTTGGTTATTTTGCCTGGGACAGTAGAACTGTTATTCTAGATGCAATAACACAAAGCAGCAAGGTGACCAATCTTAAAGAAGTAAATCATCTTATACCAGTTGCTGCTAGTCTACAAAAAGACCTAGAAGCAGTAACTGTGGTTGTACACAAAGCTGCTTTGGTAGTTAACACCCGAACAACCATGTTGTCCTTTGGTCCAAAAGGGAGAGACAACACATTAGACGGATTAGTTACCAGTTTGTTCAACAAAGATCCTGGACGTAATGCTGCAATTATTGGTATGCTCAATGGCGAGGTCACCTGCGATAAACTAGAAGGTACTAGCAAGTCTTCCGAGTGGGAAGCAAAACAAGGTGCTACATTTATCTGCCGTGGAGGTATTCCTCCGGAAGTCGGCGACTTTGATGGATATGTAGCAGTTGGATTTAAAACAGAACCAGCTGACCTAAGTGTGGTCAAGACTAGAATTAATCTAGCTACCGCTGACATGTCGCAATGAAATGGATAATAGTATTTTTATTATCATTTCTGAGTATATCTAGTTTAAGTCAATCGTGTGATGATTGCATAGGTGGAGTTGTTGCTACAGATACTAATACTTGTTTGGTATCTAATTTTTATAACATTGCACATTCAATACATGATCCTGGTTTACGCCACCAACAATTATCATTATGGTTAACAACAAATGGAAACAGGTGTGATAGTAAGCAACTTATCTTAATTTGGAATAGACTTGCTGAGTGGGGTGGGGCATCTGACTCAGCAGAATTGCGAGGGAAACTTCTTTATTATTTTTCTAGTGCTGAGGAGAGAGAACGTAAAGGAAAATCATAATGGATGGGATAACATGGTTCCCAATAGTTGCACCTAGTTACGCAAATGTAGATGGTATATTAGCTGATGTGCACGCTAAAAAAAATGAAGAACGCTGGGATGAATACAATAAACAGTTAATTGAAAAAATACATTTAAGAGATTATCTGTATGACATATATTTAAAAAGAGCACACGAAAAACAAATACGCATGGAAATTTTTAATGTGAGTAGTATTGATTTGTATGTATAGATGGATCCATTAACATTATTTGCACTTGCTAATGCCGCAGTATCTGCTGTAAAAAAAGGATGTCAGTTATATAAGGACATCAAAGGTGCTGCAGGCGACGTGAGGGCTGTTCTGAAAGATCTTGATGATCAGTTTGCCAACAATCACAAAGAGAAGCCAGCCACAGTAACGCAAAGAAATGCTTACGTAGAAGAAAAGAATCGTGTCATTGAGTTGAATAAACGAGATGGTGAGACTGCTGGAATTTATACTGAGATTGGTAATCATCTTGGCGAATATTATGATAACCTAAACAAATGTATGGCTATCTTTGCTGAAGAAGAACGTCGCAGCAAAACTGAAATTTATCAAGGTGATGATAGTTTGGGTAAACGTGCTCTACAGCGTGTTTTATTGCGTAAACAGTTGGAACAGATGGGCACAGAATTGCGTGAATTGATGGTATACCAAAGCCCACCAGAACTTGGTGCTCTTTATACTGAAGTGGAAGAGATGATGCTAGTACTTGGTAAGGAACAGAAAATCCTTATTTCAATACAAATGCAAAAAGAAGCAATTCAGCAAAAAAGACGTGCATCTAGGATGAAACAATTACAGGAAGAATTTATAATTGGTATTTTTATTATGGTAATAATATTTTCTATGGGCGGTATGTTTATGTATGTAGCCTATGATCGCCAGCAAAAGTATCCACAGTATGGTGATGGTTTGTTTCCTAAATCTGAAATGCAAAAGAAAAAAGAATCTGAAAAACAAATTTATGTAGGCAGATAAATATAGGGTGTATGATAAACACTAAAGGAAAATAAATGCAAAAACCTGAATTATTGATATTTGCTAACATAGCTGCAATTACCTACGAAGAACCAAAAACAGCTAAAACTAAATTCAAAGCCATTGGGTGCACTATTGTTGAATTTTTTGATATTGATAATGCGCAAGCATATCTTCTTAAAAACAATGATGGTATACACATATTAAGTTTTAGAGGTACAGAAGTTACTGAACCATCGGACATATTAGCTGATTTAAAAGCTGGTAAGAATATTGAAGCCATTGGTGGTAAAATCCACGTAGGATTCAAAGGTGAGATCAACAAGTTATGGCCAGCCATAGAAAAAGCTGTTTCTGACATCAATAGCCTTTATGTTACAGGTCATAGTCTTGGTGCTGCAATGGCAACAATTGCTTCAGGCAGAATGCAGTCAAAGGTTCTGGCATTGGTAACATTTGGATCACCAAGAGTGGGTAACAAAGAATACGTTAATAGCCTAACAGTTAAACACTATAGAGTACAAAATAACTGTGATGATGTTACCAAAGTTCCTTTTCTGTTGATGGGGTTTAAACATCACGGAACTCATATGTATATGAATTACTACGGTGCATTTAGAAACCTAACAGCTTGGCAACAAATAAAAGACATGGTTCGTAGCAGAGTAAAAGCGTATACAAAGGGACAAAAATTCCTTGGTGCATACGATCACATGATGGATAACTATATCGCCAAATTAGGAAAATTCGGCGAAGAATAAAATTAAATATGACAAAATATCGATCAATCTTCATAAGTGATGTGCACTTAGGTACTCGTGATTGTCAGGCGGATAAACTAAATAATTTTCTTAAGAATAATAAGTGCGATACTTTATATCTCGTTGGTGATATTATAGACGCATGGAGAATCCAACAAAACAAATGGCGTTGGAAACAATCACACACTAATGTAGTTCGTAGAGTTCTTGGTCATGCCAAGCGTGGAACTAGAGTGGTGTATATAGCAGGTAATCATGATGAGTTTTTAAGACCTATGATGCCTTATGGATTTAGTTTTGGGTTAGTGGAAATACACAATCAAATAGAACATATAGGTGCTGATGGCAATCACTACCTAGTGACACATGGTGACTTATTTGACGGTATTACGAGACTAGCTCCATGGATTAGTTTTTTGGGAGACAAAGCATATGATTTCATTCTATCGATCAATAGTAAGTTCAATTGGATACGCCATCGTTTTGGTTTTGGGTATTTTAGTCTTAGCCAATATCTTAAGCACAGAGTAAAGAAAGCTGTAGATTTTATTTTCCAATTTGAAAAGAATCTAGCAGCATATTGCAATAAAAGAGGGTTTGATGGTGTCATCTGTGGACACATACATCACGCTGAAATTAAAAATATTGATGGCATCATTTATATGAATGATGGTGATTGGGTTGAAAGCTGTACTGCACTCGTTGAACATTATGATGGTCGATGGGAAATTATCACTTGGACGAAAGATAAAGACGATGAACCCATCATTGAGTAACAAAATAACAATTGTTGTTCCATGTAAAAATGAAGAGAATTATATTTCTTATTTATTGGAACACCTGAAAAATCAAAGTATTGGCGATACCAGAATAATTATTGCAGATTGTTCAACTGATAACACAAGAGAAGTTATCAATTCAAACAAAGGCGATTTGAATGTTGAGATTATTGATGGTGGATTAGTTTCTATTGCTAAAAATAATGGTGCCAAATTAGTAACAACGCCATACGTATTATTCATAGACAGTGATGTCAGGTTTTTCTCTGACACAGTTATAAGTGATTCTGTTGTGGAAATGGAATCAAATAACTTAGATCTTATTGGACTTTATATTAAATGTTATGATAACAGTAAACGAGCCAAAATAGGATTTATGATTTTTAATTTTATAAACAATATTATGAAATACAAAGTTCCATTTGCTGTTGGCGCATTCATGTTAACTCGTAAAGATAGATTTGATGAGTTTGGTGGATTTTCTGAATTATATGAAACAAGTGAAGATTTCTTTCTGTCAAAACAATATGATCCTAAAAAGTTTAAATTAGTAAAACACTATTTCGGACAAGATAGTAGAAGATTTCAAAAAATGGGATACTTTGGCATGGCATGGTATTTGATCAAAAACTTTTGGAACAGAAACAACGAAAAGTATTGGGACAAGATAGACTACTCCAAGTACTGGAAGTGAATGAAAACTCTTGCTTTGTTTGTGCGTCATCCTGAATGTTCTACGGATTGCGCATATGCAATGGTTCATGCTTTGTCCTCTGATTATCAGATAAGAATTTTTGAAGAAATGGAATTGGATGATGATGACTTCTTTAACCATCTTGATGTTATTGCTTTTCCTGGTGGGATCGGCGATAGCGACACATATCCTAATTTCTTCACTAGAAGGAGAGCGAATCGAATCGCCAGATTCTTGGATTGTGGTGGTCACTATCTTGGCATATGCATGGGTGCTTATTGGGCTGGAAGTAGGTACTTCGATATACTTGATGGTGTCGATCCTGTTCAATATATAAAACAACCAAATGCTGATATAAAACGAAGCTACAGTACTGTAGCTTCAGTTACATGGAAAGATCAAAACGAAAAAATGTTCTTCTATGATGGATGCGCTCTTGTTGGAGATGATAGTACTTTTAAGACAATTGCAAGATATGCAAATGGTGATCCCATGGCCATTATACAGGGAAGAATCGGTTTGATAGGATGCCATCCAGAGGCAGCGTTGTACTGGTACGAAAAACCTCGGCAGTACCTAAATAAGCACTGGAACGATGGTCGGAACCATAAACTTTTGCTGGATTTTGTGAACGACCTCACTGACACTCCTGTAGTCGGGAAAAAACCCTTATAAATCAACAACTTACGCAATCCCCTCAGAAGTTGAGGGGATCAAATATCGCTTGCCTTTAATTGCAGGGTGGGGTATAATTATTGTATGATGAATGAAAAAGGAATCGTTATGAAACAGTTGAATGCCTATATCGCCAAAATGAACCAGTGGAACGCCATCTTCAAAGGTGAGCAGTTCGAGATCCAAACTGCAAAGGGTCGCCAGCGTCTGGCTGACCGCATCGATGCTGACCTCAGTCCTGAAAACCTTACTTGCGATGGTGAACTTCCACGCAGTGTGGTGCAAGCGAAGTATCGGGAACTGACTGCTGTTGCTCGCCAACTTAAACAGTTGGATCCCTCAGTGAAATTTTATGAATTTGAATAAGGAGTTAGTTGGTGATTTTAGATAATACTATCGCTGTGCTTAGGAAAACAATAACTGGTAAACCTAGTTATACCAAAAAATTATTAAAAGAAATGACACGTTGTGGGTGGAAGATTGCAAAATCTCATGCTCATCCTGATGGAACTTTCACTTATGTTTTGGAGTTGTGATATGACAGAAACTACTAATTTCAACGGTAAAGTTTATAATTCTCGCCATGGCGGTCCATTTGATCGTGGATCTGCTGATAGTTACTATCATCGTGAACGTCGCCCACATTTCTTTAGTGGAGCAACTTACATGGATGATGAGATTGAAGAACGATTCATGACCAAAGTGCAGATTCAAGAATATCTTGCTGGCTATGAATACAATGAGCAATTCGGTGATAAAAAAGATTGGGGTTATTAAAATGACAGATCATATAAGCAGTGAAATTGTTTTTGTTTTAACAGAGAGCACCGATAATGGGGATGGTGTTCTTGGTGTTTATCGTGACTATGATAGAGCATTCAAAGAGAAGTGCGCTTTCATTCGTGACTACTATGATATTTCCGAGGATGATATAGCAGATGAAGATCTTGATGATGAGATTGAGCCAATGGGTGCATATTATGATATTGTTAAAAGGCATCTGTTATGAATAAATTCACGAAAGGTAAAATGGAAAATAAACAGAATGAAGAAATCCTGCTGATTACGCAGGAAGAATGTGCCGAGGTAACTCAGGCAATTAGTAAAGTGTTTCGTTTCGGTATGGAAGCTGAACATAATGGTGCAACTAATCGTGAGCGACTTGAAGAAGAAGTTGGTGATTTGATGTGCATGATTGATCTCATGATTGATAGTGGGATGATTAGCGAATCCGCAGTCATGACTGCCAAACATGAGAAACTGAATAAACTCATGACATGGTCTAACATTAGGAGTGTTGCATGAACGATATAACGATCCATGGAGTTAGTAAGCGTCAGAAACGCATGTTGAACATCATGTGGAATCTAGAGAGTGAAGAAGATTACTTTGAATGGTATAATTCTTTAGACGAAGAATTGCAGAAAGAAGCCGAGTTATTGCAACGTATGATTGTAATGGCTTCTTTGGATAATAAAGAGATGGACTTGACAGAAGCAAAGGAATTGTTGTCAAAATTTTAGTTGACTTGCAAGAGGGAATGATGTATAATAAACCTATGAAACCTAGAAATCTTGTCGCAAAAGATTTACGCACTCCAAAGTACCGCATGCGTGTCGTGGAGTCGAAGGTTCAGTACGTTCGTCAACCTAAACATAGGAAACCTAATCATGTTGAATAAAGAGTATGAGTTCTTTCGTCAGGGGTTACTCAAAACCGTAACGATTAAAGAACATGCGTATGATGTAATCGAATTCTCGATCACTCAGAAAGTAACTAATGAATCTGGCAAGGTATTGATTGATAGTGGCCACACATCATTCTTCACTCCAGATGAATTCAAACAGTTTTTCGCACCAATTGTAAATGATATGAAGGAGTATATTGAAAATGACCTCAACCAAACTGAATGAAAATGAAATCCTTGAAAACCTGCGCACTAACAACGAAGGCATCCGAGTTCTATTCACCAAAAAAGATGGAACAGAACGAGAAATGCTCTGCACCCTTGCTGAGTCAGCTATTCCCATGGACAAGCAACCGAAAGGTGAAGGTAGCAGCACTGTTGGATCCGCAGTTCGCGTATTCGATCTCGACAAAAGCGAATGGCGTTCATTCCGATGGGACTCAGTGAAATCTGTTAATGGAGTTGTTTATGAATAAATTATTCAGTGGTATTAGTGGAATTGGTTTGGTATTTTTCGTGCTTTTAATTATTGCACTGGTAATAATTGCTCCATTTCTAGTAATCTGGGCATTGAATACTTTGTTTCCAGTTCTAGCAATCCCCACTACGTTTGATACTTGGTCTGCAATTGTCTTGATTCATGCGTTTTTGCACTCGACTATTTCATTTAAAAAGTAACCCTACTGGGTGAAGGGTTATCGCTTGACTTTTATTCCGTTTTCAGGTATAATAAATTATATTATGGAGGTTTAACCTATGGCTATGAATACTGCAAAACGTAAACAAGTGATCGCTCGAGCCCAGCAAAGTGCGCTTGGTTCAGAGTTTACACTATCACAAGAAAACTACACACGAGATCTTATCCACGCATTAAACTATTACAATGCGAACAATGACGACAAAGATAAGAAGAAGTGGTTCATCACACACATAGCGAAGGTCGACAAGAAATTGGCAGTCTCGCTACTGAAGGTAGATGAAAATCATTTCCGTCATGCTGGAATTCTTGCTCGCTTGATTGATAGTGGCTCTGAACTGCAAGAGAAAGAAATCAATTACCTCAATCAGCGTATTGAGTTTTTGAAGTCTCAAATTGACAAGCGTCAAAAGTCCGAAGATAAACAAGCAAAGAAAGATGCCGTAACTGCGGCACTGGTCGCTGCACAACCATCTATCCAACAACGCATGGAAGAGAAAGCCCATGATCTTGCTGGCGAGATTGAAGGTGCAATCGATGACTTTGTTCTTGGTGGTTGCAAAAGTGATTTCTCAGCAAAGAACTATCTGTTGACTAATCAAGTGGCTGGACCGATTGCTAAACGTATCGGTGATTTGTTTATTCCATTATCTAAAGAACTAAACGAAGTTCTGGTGGGCGAAGACGAACAGCTGGTAGAAGGTTACTCAAACTTCAACAAACGTGAGATGAAACGATACGTCGAGTTCATCGATACGATTATTGCTGATTGTCAACAGATGGTTCAAACTGCCAAGGCTAATCGTGCACCACGTAAGCGTAAACCAGTTTCTCCAACCAAGTTGGTATCACGTATGAAGTTCTTGCGTGAGTTTGCTGAATTGAATCTCAAGTCAATCAAGCCAGATACAATTATTGGTTCTAGCGAGTTGTGGTTCTACAATACCAAATACCGTAGAATCGGTGTTTACAAAGCAATCGGTGACACTCTGTCCGTAAAAGGTACATCGATTATTGGATTTGATGTCAAAGAATCGAAAGCATTTACGCTACGTAAGCCAGAAGAATTCTTCAAGGGACTTGCGCTGGGTAAGCGTGCATTGAATGCCGCAATGAAGACTTTGACAACTAAACCATCTGCTCCAAATGGTCGTATTAATGAAGAAACAATTTTGATTGGAGCATTTTAATGAATAAACAATTTTCAATACCTTGGGAAGTTGCCGAAGGTATTACACTGGCTAGTTTGGAAGATCATCTGAAGATGTTGAGACAAGAAGTTAAAGATCATTTAGAGAATGGAAGTTATATGCATCCCGAGGACTATGCGGATTCAATGACTCGGCTAATTCCTTCTCTTGAAGTATTGATTCAGTACTACGGAGGTAGTATAAAATGATTTTAGTAGACTACTCACAAGTGGCTCTATCTGCTATCTTGACTTTTCAACGTGAGTTGAAGGGTACTGAATCAGAGGTAAAGAATTTGATTCGCCATGTAACACTCTCCACAATCAAGTCATACAAGAAAAAGTATGGCAAAGAATATGGACAGGTTGTAATCTGCTGTGATGGACGCAAGTACTGGCGTAGAGATTTCTTTCAACAATACAAAGCAAGTCGTAAGAAAGCACGTGAAGCGTCTGATTTGAACTGGACTTTGATCTTTGATACACTGTCAGAAATGCGTGACGACTTGTCTAAACACTTTCCATATAAAGTGATGCATTTGGAAAGATGCGAAGCCGATGATGTTATTGCAGCACTGACAAAGTGGGCACAAGAAAACGAATTGGTTACTGAGGGACTGGTTGAGGAATCCCAGAAGATTCTTATCCTATCGTCAGACAAAGACTTCAAACAACTTCAGCTGTATCCCAACGTGAAGCAGTGGTCACCCATGCAGAAGAAGTATGTTACAGCAACTCAACGAGAAATCATAGAGTATAAAATCGAGCACATCGTGAAGGGTGATGCTGGTGATGGTATTCCAAACATTCTTAGTAAGGACGATGTATTTGTTACTGGTGAACGCCAGAAACCTATGAGCGCAAAACGTCTTCAGGAATTTATTGACAATGGTTTCATTGCATGTAAGAATGACGATGAGCGTCGTAACTGGCAGCGCAATACAGTTCTGGTTGACTTCGATCACATCCCTGATGATGTTCGTTCAGAGATTGTCAATACATACATAAATACAAAACCGACTGGCGATAAGATGGCTATCATGAACTATCTTATCGCCAATAAATGTCGTTTGTTATTGGATGAACTAGAGGATTTTTAATGAGAAAATATGTTACACAAATGTTGGAAGACATTAATAATGATCCAGCAAATATTACCAACTACAAAGGTGATGGTGCATTGCGTTTGATTCTTGAGTATGCATTTGATCCAGAGAAGAAAATGATTCTTCCTGAGGGAGAGCCACCTTTTAAACATGCAGCAGAACCATTGGGTATGACACCAACTAATTTGTTTGGAGAGTTGCGTCGTCTTTATATTTTCTGTCGTGCAGATTTGACAATTGTAAAGCGAGAAAGTTTATTCATCTCGTTGCTTGAAGGTGTGCACCCAACAGAAGCTAAAATGTTATGCGCTGTCAAAGATCAGACCTTACACAAGATGTATCCTAAGATTACTCGAAAAGTAGTAGAAGAGGCAGGGTTTGTATCCCCAGTTGCAAAAAAGGTAGTAGCAAAAAAATCAAAGGCTGGTGCGACCCAGCCCTGAAGTTGAGGGTTGCCCAGCCTTGGTGGAGAAGGGTCATAAATCGCTTTACTTTAATTCATAAATAGTGTATAATTATACTATGGAAACAAGAAAAGGAAAGAAAATGAAGAAACTTATTGCAAGTATTATCATTGCTGGATCCGCTGTTGCAATCCCTGCACAAGCCCAACATTATGGTCATGGTGGTTACCATCGATCAGGTGGTGGTAATGGATGGGTTGCGCCATTGATTGGTGGAGTTATCATTGGTGGTGTTTTAAGCCAGCCAAGATATGTTTACCCAGCCCCACCTCCAGTGTATGTTTACCCACAACCACAGGTAGTTTACGGAGCACCAACCACAATGCCTGTAATTCCAGCACCTGGACAAGTATGTGAATTGAGATCAGAAATGATCAATGGTCAAGTAGTAACAGGAAACTTCTGCTACTCAAGATAATGTTTTTGTAATGGTTAAAGGAAGATCCTGATGTTTTGGTTTAAGAGAAAAGATATTGTTATTGATTGTTTCATAGCCGATGAATTGATATACAATAATTTTAAACTGGATAAAGCGAATAAATTTATTCCACAAGAATGGAAAAATCTTCCGCCCCATCATGAGTTTAAATCAAACTCAGATCCAGAATCAACTTTAACTGTTGAGATAGGCACTCTAAAGAAATGTAAAGGGTTTATTGATTTATTCTCAAGAGGATTTATTCTACCATACTGGGCAGATACGCAAGTACAGGCTTTTACGGATAGGTATGTTTTCGCAGGGCAGTATAAATCAGAACCAAATTCTAATTTTAGTGGACATGCTCCAGCACAATATGGTGAAATTTACACAGACTGTGCACAGATTAAATTGGAATGCCCATGGTTTCTGCAAGAGAAGACTGGAGTTAAATTTGCTTGGAATGAATGCACTTGGCATAATACTCATCGCGCAGGGATTTTTCACATACCTTCTGCTGTTATAGATTTTAAATATCAATTTTTGGTTAATGTAAATATCTTTGTTAAGAAAGACACAAGTTTAAAATTAAATGCTGGTGATCCCTTGGTGCATATTCTACCGCTATCAGAAAATAATGTTGTACTAAAACATCATTTGGTGAGTCAAACTGAGTATGATAGATTTCAAAATAACTACATTGAATCTATCGGATATAAAAATGCAAGAGAAATCAGAAAAGATTTAAAATTTAACACTAAAGGTAAATGTCCTTTTGGATTTGGAAAATGAAACAAGAATGGATTGATGCATTCATGGACACTGCGGAGAGATTCGCAGATTTGTCTAGTGCAATTCGTTTGAAGGTAGGTGCAGTAGTTGTAAAAGACAATCGCATCATCTCAATTGGATATAATGGAACACCTGCTGGATGGGATAACTGTTGTGAAGAAGTGGTTGATGTTAGTCCCAATGATCCAAGATATGACTACAATCATTTCACTAAAGAATTGAAAACAAAAGATGAGGTTATTCATGCTGAAGCAAATGCTATTCTCAAACTTGCACGTGATGGTGAATCAGGCAATGGTGCCAGTTTATTCTGTACTCATGCTCCTTGTTTGCATTGCGCTAAGTTGATCTATGGTGCAGGTATCTCGAGTGTTTACTATCGTAATGCATATCGTAACAATGATGGAATTGATTTTTTAAATAAGTGTAATATTAATGTTCTCGCAGGATAAAATTATTTCATACCAGTTAGATAGTAATGAATTTACTGATGTTCAACGGGAACTTGATGCCTTCTATGAACTTGATATTCCATATGGAAACCCGCACGATAAAAGTGCATTGGAAAGAGGACTGAACATCCATATTCCAAAGCTACATATTAGTTATGTGTCATTCGGGGAGAACGTAATAGATATGCATAACTTAAAATACTTGAAAAAAATTATTTTAAAATATGCACCAACAGATAATTGCTACATTGGTCAGAGTTGGGCAACTGACATGAAGGTTGGAACAATGGCAGCATTGCACAATCATGTTTTTTTGGAGAATGATTTGTTTTTATGTGGGGTTTACTACCATGATGTAGATCCATCTGATACGCAAATACACTTTGCATCAGATGAGATGCAAACACAATTTGTAGCATTCGAAATGAAACCTGGAAAACTAATGTTTTGGCCAACTGAGTACGTGCATGGTATACCATTGAAATCAAATCCCACAAAAAGAAGATCAGTTTCTTTCAATTTATACAAAAATGAAGACTGACGTGTCCTAAATAGAATTACCCTACTGCAAAAAGGGTAATTAAAATTTAACTTTACTTTTATTCAAAAAGGCTGTATAATTTCTACTATGAAATCGATATCCTGTTTAGCGTCAAGAAAACACCTACCACTCAATAGTGGCTGGTCGTATGCACGCCCACAGTTTGAGATTACAATGGATCTTGGGGGTTTTGGAAAGTAAAGTGTAACAGATAGTTTACTTCCCAAAGCCCTCTGAGATGAAAGTCCAGAGGGTTTTTTGTTTTAGGGCATCGTCCCAAATTGTTCTTTAAAAATTTGCGTACCAAATTGTAGGGGATTCGCCAAGTCGGTAAGGCACTGGATTTTGATTCCAGCATGCGGTGGTTCGAGCCCATCATCCCCTGCCAAATTGCGTCCTTAGCTCAGCTGGTAGAGCAGTAGACTTTTAATCTATTGGTCGTGGGTTCGAATCCCGCAGGACGCACCATATAAAAATGTATTACACAGTATGTTTTTATATGGTGATTGTAGCTCAATGGTAGAGTCCAGGATTGTGATTCCTGTTGTTGTGAGTTCGAATCTCATCAGTCACCCCAATGCCAAGGTAGCTCATCAGGTAGAGCACCAGACTGAAAATCTGGGTGTGGTTGGTTCGAGTCCAACTCTTGGTACCAGTTATAGCCAATTAGCTCAGTGGTAGAGCAATCGCTTGATAAGCGATAGGTCAGTGGATCGTAACCACTATTGGCTACCAAGTTATGGAAAGTAATGCAGGTGCGTTGGTGCGCCGACCAGCCTTGAAAACTGGGTTCTCAGAAATGGGATGGGGTTCGACTCCTCTGCTTTCCGCCAGTTATACCCTCTTAGTAAAATGAATATTACACATCGCTACGAACGATGAAGTGGTGGTTTGATTCCATCAGAGGGTACCAAGTTAGGAAGATGGGCAGGACGGTAATGCAGCAGATTGCTAATCTGTAGGGTGTAGTAATACGCTCACAGGGTTCGATTCCCTGATCTTCCACCAGAGTTTGCGAGTATGGTGAAATAGGTAGACACAAGAGACTTAAAATCTCTCGACGCAAGTCGTGCTGGTTCGATTCCTGCTACTCGCACCATGTCACTTTAGCTCAGTAGGATAGAGCAACAACCTTCTAAGTTGTGGGTCAGTGGTTCGAATCCACTAAGTGACGCCAGATATTGGGCTGATAGCTTAATGGTAAAGCAGTCGACTCATAATCGATTGAGTCTAGGTTCAATTCCTAGTCAGCCCACCAGATATGCACGTGTGACTGAATGGTAAGGTAGCGGTTTGCAAGTCCGATGTTCACAGGTTCGATTCCTGTCACGTGCTCCAGATTATTTTTTATTGTAAAGTTCGAAAAGAGTTTTTACTTTTTCTTCTAACACAGAAAGACGATTGTCAGCTTTTGCAAGTACAATCACCAATGTGATGAATCCAAGAAAGACTGGCCACAACTTCATGATGTTATCGATTAGATCCATGGTTCCTCCATTTTGCTCTATTTATAATACCACTTTGCAAAAAGGGTCATTAAAATATCGCTTGCCTTTTATTGATAGTTGAGGTATAATAACTGTAAGTTAGTTGAAATTGTTCTTTAAAAATTTGCTCGGTTCGTCTATCGGCTAGGACACTGCCCTTTCACGGCAGGAAGGAGGGGTTCGATTCCCCCACCGAGTACCAGATTTAATTGCATTGGGTTGCCAACCCCAGTAGGCAATGTGATTGTGAATGTTATGCGACGGCATGGCCACGATTGTATTGCACGAAACCTTGAGATCGTATCAGGAGGACGCTGGACAAAGTTGGATCGTAATGTGGTAACAACCAATCGTCAGACGATGACGTGGTAAACCCTGAGTGGGTGTTGTCTATCATCCCAGTGTAATTAAATGTGGTATTAGTTTTGCTGATGTAAGCCATGGGTAATCGTAACACCTGAGTAACTCTGTCAATAAACGGTAGTGTGGCCACCAATTCCGTTGAGGCTTAGCAAATAGTGCGTCAGCAAAACTAATATCATGGAGACACGGCAAAGTTGGAGAGTTGCGGCAGACTGTAAATCTGTTCTTTCGGGTGAGTAAGTTCGAATCTTACTGTCTCCACCAAAACAAATGATCGTAACAGATCCAATGTTTGTTAGTTTCAATGGGTGTTATAGAAACTATCTGGAATTTAGGTCTCAAAGTGTTCATGGACGCACACAACACTGTCACTGTTGAAGAAGGGGATCGTTACCCCTTGAGACCGCCAGTTATCGCAGAGTAGAGAAGTAGTATCTCATCAGGTTCATACCCTGAAGGTCGGTGGTGCGATTCCATCCTCTGCAACCAAAACACGTGGCTTTGTTCGCCACTACTGTGACCCGCAGGATAGAAGTGCCGTGACTGGCAAGGGTGGTTCTGAAAGAAAACGTAGCCATGCGAGTGGAGCGAAGTCCTTTCACTGATGTAAAAGTCAGCAGTCTTACCGAACTGGCGTTGGCAATACGATAGTCCTATGTGTGGCAAGTTGGTGGAAGGTACGTGTGATGGGTGCGATAGCGTCGTATCTTGATGTGCTATAATTACAACGACATATAGGAAGCACCTGCCCCGATGGTGGAATTGGTAGACACGCTGGTCTTAGAAGCCAGTACTTCGGTGTGCGAGTTCGAGTCTCGCTTGGGGCACCAAGAATTTTGCCTTGTTAGCTCAGTGGTAGAGCGTCTCGTTTACACCGAGAGGGTCGGCAGTTCGAAACTGTCACAAGGTACCAATGGTGATGTAGCACAGTGGTAGTGCAATTGCTTCATACGCAATTGGTCGTTGGTTCAAATCCAACCATCACCACCATTATAAGTAGAATTATCCGAGTGTAGCGCAGTCTGGTAGCGCATCTGGTTTGGGACCAGAGGGTCGTAGGTTCGAATCCTACTACTCGGACCAAGTTTGCCGAATTAGCACAGTGGTAGTGCAATCGCCTTGTAAGCGATAGGTCGTCAGTTCGAATCCGACATTCGGCACCAAGTTATTCCAGAGTAGCACAGCGGTAGTGCAGTTGACTGTTAATCAATTGGTCGTAGGTTCGATCCCTGCCTCTGGAGCCAATATTGGGGGATTAGTATAATGGGATTACGGCAGCTTTGCAAGCTGTTTATGAGAGTTCGATTCTCTCATCCTCCACCAGTTTTTGTTAGATAAGTAAATAAAGGAAAATAGTATGACTAATCATGAAACATTAAAGGCGCAGTTCGAAGTGTATTTGGCAGAGAACGAGAAATTTACAACCAAAGGTGTGAAGGCATCTGCGGCACGTGCACGTAAAGCATTGCAGGAAATTAGCAAAGCAATTCGTGAGCGTCGCAAAGAAATCACAGCTGAGAAAGAGGCATTGGCAGCAAAATGAACGGTAAAGGTAGCAAGGCAAGACCATTCAGTGTAACTCAACAAGAATATGAATCTCGTTGGGATGCAATCTTTGGACGGGACATAAAAGAAGATAACACAGGCACTAGTAAGAATGAGTTTCAGGATGTATTGTCAACAGAAGATTGTATGACAATGGAAATGCCAGGAACAATTGGTGGTGCTAAAATTGTTTTTAAAGAGTAAAGTATCTCGCTGGTGTAATGGCAGCACGTGGGTCTCCAAAACCCTTGGTCGGAGTTCGAGTCTCTGGCGGGATGCCAATTGCGGGTATGATGTAAAGGTAACCTGAATCCTTGCCAAGGATTACATCCGAGTTCGATTCTCGGTACCCGCTCCAGGAATTTTATGAAATCACTAATTATAATTTTATTTCTATTGGCGATTGGTGTGCATGCTAAACCAGTTGAGTCATATGTTTTATATGATGCTGATAATCATTCTGTGGTTACTGGTACAAACATACACGAGATAAAACCTGTGGCCAGTTTAACAAAGATAATGACCGCAATGGTCGCTATTGATAGTGGCAACTACAACAGAGAATTACTTGAACGATTACTCATTCGTTCAGACAATACAGCAGCAGATCTGCTCGCAACACAATATCCAAACGGCAAACTAAATTTTATTCGTGCAATGAATAATAAAGCACTGCAACTTGGATTACAAGAAACCAGTTTCCATGACCCAAGTGGGCTAAGCATATTCAATCGAAGCACTGCCAGAGAATACGTTGAGGTTGTGATTGCGGCAAATACGTATCCACTCATTAGAGAGATATCATCCACTCCCGAAAAGAAAATCAGTAGTAATAAAAAGTTTCAGATATTACATAATACGAATACATTATTAAAAGAGTATGACGAAATTGTATTAAGTAAAACTGGATTCACCAGCCATGCTGGTAGATGTTTAGCACTCTCAGTAGAGAATCAAAGTAAGAAACATATCATTGTTATACTTGGTGAACCAACTCCACAAAAGAGAAGCGAGATCGCTAGAAATTTAATTAAAATGACACAGTAAGGGGTATTATCATGCGTAGAATCGACATCGATGAAGTAAAAGCATTCATCGAAGCGCAAAGTCCAACTACTAAAATTTACATTGGTGGTGACTCTGAACGATTAATCATAGGAAACGAATGGTACGCAGATTATACTTTGGCAGTTGTTGTTCACATCAATGGTAACAGTGGCTGTAAAATTTTTGGTGAGTCAGTTAGAGAAAGAGATTACGATCAGAAGAAGAGCAGACCACGTATGCGTCTAATGAATGAGGTATACAAGATTGCAGAATTGTATTTGAAGTTACAAGATGTTTTGGAAGATAGAGAAGTAGAAGTGCACTTGGATATCAACCCAAACGAAATGTATGGTTCTTCATGCGTGATCAATGAAGCAGTGGGCTATATAAAAGGTATGTGTAATGTGGTACCATTTGTTAAACCAAATGCTTTTGCGGCATCATATTGCGCAGACAGAATGAAAGATATTCTTTCACATAAGATAGCAGCTTAATGCGGGATTCGTAAAATGGTATTACCTTAGCCTTCCAAGCTAAAGTCGGGAGTTCGATTCTCCCATCCCGCTCCAACCAAGGATTATTATGACAGATGAAGTTGAACAACTAAAGCCCATGACCTTCTCAGAGAAGTGGCATGCGGAGAAGCTACTAAAGAAATCCAAAAAGAAAGCCAAGAAAGCACTGATTGAGAAAGGCTATGATCCAACATCAGCCTCATCAATGGTCAAGAAGGCACTCAAGAAAATTGTCAACGACAATAGACCTGTGAAGAAAGCAGCTGGACGTGGCGGATAAAAGATATTTCCTTTTGACGACTGAGTGGAAGCATGGGTTCAAGCATCATAATGCAATTGCTGATCATGGCTTGAAGTCAATGGTTAATTTCAGTCGATCAATAGACTATATAAAAGATGTCACGTATAAAGAAATTAGTCCCGAGAAGTACGAACAACTGATGTATGGAGATGACGATGGACGAGATAACCAAAGAGAAACACAGCAAGAGAATCCACCAAAAAGAAGTCGTGCAAAAGCGAAAAGCAAAGATAGCAAAAGCATACGGAATCCCAGTGGAAAATCCACACGAACTACTGGATCACAGCCCAGTAAGTTGCTCAAGTCCACTGTGCGTAATGTGTCGAAATCCAAGAAAGACATTCAAAGAACTGACGATACAGGAGCAAAGAAATTATCAAAACCTAGACGAACCAAGGGATCGTCACAGTAATGGATTACCAGTAGAATGATACCACTATTTGTCAGCGTAGATAAGGCGAAGGAAAGATCTGCCATATGTAAGACCTGCGATCAGTTCAAAGCAGGATTTTGTATGGAGTGTGGTTGTTTATTAAAGTTCAAGGTGCTGTTTGCAGCAGGTGATTGTCCAGTTGGTAAGTGGAACATGGAACGAGCAACAGACATAATGGTACATACAATCGCGGATGATCTTTCCACAATCGAAGAGAGCACCACATCATGGGATAACTGGAAAGCAATAGAATGAAAATAGACCCAAGCCGTAGCATGCAGGCATATAATGACATGCAACAACGAATCCGCATTCAAAGAAAAGTTGAAGATTTGACATTGGAGAAGAAACTAACTGCACAGAGGTTAGAAGAAATCGAACTGAAACGAATCCGCCTCAATCGTGAGTTGGATCAGGCTGGACAGAACGTGGATAAGTACGCATGAAAACATTGACACAACAAGAAACTGAAGCGATCCTGGCAATGGCAGAGAAGATCAGTGCCCTAGAGATCGAAGTCGAACGGCTCAAGGTCATCATTTGGAAGCTAGAGGAACTTCTCAGACACAAGTGAAATCGTAAACTTTGGTTTACGATCCTGGAAGACCGAAAAGACCCTACTTTCAGTAGGGTTTTGTCATTTATCGCTTTACTTTAATTCAGTCCAGACGTATAATTATACTATGATGATCGAAAAGGAACTAAAAATGACCGAACTGACTAGCTGGGAAGAGATGACTACCCTCGAGCAGTATGCTTGCACTTTCTGGGATATGTACAAGGACGCCCATGGTTTCCGTCCTCGCCATGTTGACACCACCAGCTGGACCGAAGCTGATTTCGAACGTGAGTTCAAAGAGTTGGGTGAGATCATGGATCGCGAAGAGATCCTCCGCAAGGAAAACGAAGCGACCGCAATCCATGCGTTCGAAATGCGCATGGCTGATCTCCTGCGCTCTGGTGCAAAGGATCGTGAGATGGCAATGCGTTGGGTCCACGAAGCCGAAGGTAGCAATGGTGACGATGAGTACCTTTGCTTCTTGGTTGGTTTGCCTTATCGTTATTTTAAAAATGTTTGAGAAGGAAATATATAATGTCTAAATTTAATTTCATGGGTTTCTTGTTTTTCATCACTGGAATCATTGCCCTCATGTCAGTGGTTGGTGGAATCGATACCAACCCCGATCTTTCGATCTTCCAGATGATCCAACTATTTGCAGTGTCACTGGTTGGATTTGGTTGTATGTCTCTCGGTGTTTCATTCATGAAGGATAAAGAAGTATGATAGATCTCGCTGCATATCGGTCTCCCGTCCAAGAGGAATCGTTCTACAAAAACATTCCGATCCAACATCTCAAGGAAGTTCAGGATCACTTTCGTGGTAAGGTCAACAAGATTCGCTACATCTTTCGTGGTCCACGCTACGATCCCATGCGAGTTTCCACTCGTAAGGCAGATGCCACTGGATTCTCAATTTACGTCAGCAACTGGGTATCAAGCAAATGAGAACTAAGACTATCATCGATGGCTTTAAGAATAGCCAAAAATTCCGAATCATCTTCAAGGGTGATGGATCAGAAAACGATATCGGTATGTACCTGACAATCCAGCAAATGACCAACACATTTGCAACGATAAATGCTCGTGCCATCTGCTGGGATGCAATGATTCACTTGGCTTATCTACGCTATGATGCTAAGCGGATCGGTAAAGAAATCCCAACTGGTCTGGGCACTACGATACGAAATAAACAAGTACAGGTGGATTTGCTATGAACGAAATAACATTACATAGAGACGATCTGGAAACCATCCTGCGTCTGGTTGATCAACTAAACCCTTCCGATACGCTAAGACTATCCGCTGGATATGTCACAATCTACTCGGATCAGTCATCGGGCATTGGTCAACTGATAGATGCAGAGGTAGACGTAGATCTCAATGGGTTGCAAGGTAAGTTCAAACAAAGAATAGTGGATGAGGAAAGCTGGTGAGTATATACAACTGGATAGATGATAAGGGATATGAAGAAGGCACTCAAGAAGACTATGAGGCATTTGCAAGAAAGCGTAGTGCAATCCTAATCAAGTACAGAGACGCTGATCTATCCACTTACATCTACTTCTGGACTATTAAAAACATCCGCATTAGTCCAATATACTCTAGCCCAGAGGAAGCGAAGTCCTGGAATGGAAAGGTAATAGAATGACTTGGATACTATACATAATACTGGGAACAACAATGCCCACATTACATCAGGTAAATCGATATTCAGAAGAAGCTGGATGTCGTGCAGCTATTACAGAATTGCTTGGTCAAGGAGTAAGGGCTGTTTGTTTATATAAACAGGAAGCGAAATGAACGAAAAGATTAAACAGTTTGCAGAACTATCCAAAGCGTATAAGACAATATTGGTTGATGGGAAAATGCAATCAGTTCTACTAATAGATCCAGAGAGATTCGCTGGTATGATTGTTAAAGAATGTGCTAATATTGCAACAATGAATCAATTTCAGTGGGATTCTGCTGGTGGATATGTGTTAAAGCATTTTGGGATTGAACCTGATGTAAATGAGAATCTACGGAATCGTGGCACTTACTTTGGTAATGATGTATGAAACTAACCTTCTGTGCACTCTGTGGATCAACTGAAGCGATAGAACATCATCATATTCTACCAAAGGCAATGGGAGGAACAGATGCAAAGGATAATCTACTAACACTATGTGCAATACACCATGTGGCAATACATAAACTAAATGATAAAAGAATCCACTCTGCAAGCCTAATCAAAGAAGCCAAGAGAAAGCAAAAAGAAAATGGTGAATTTCTGGGTGGTCATATTCCCTTTGGATATCGCCTAAAGGATAACAAACTAGTAAGGCATAGAGACGAGCAACGGATACTAAAGGATATAACACATCAGAGAGTATTGGGATTATCTTTGAGAGAGATAAAGAAATACCTAGAGAAAGAACATGGCGTTGTGCGAAGTATCGTATGGATAGGAGATATTGTTAGATGAGTAAAGGTCGCACCATATCTAAATTTATGATTGTTCTTTATACTGCCGCAAATGGGTTCATATAAAGAAAAAAACTGCCCAACTTGTGGCACTGCTCACAGAAAGCAAGGGCTATACTGCTCTCGCTCGTGTGGTAATTCACGTGTTCACACGCACAGATCGCGCAAAAATCTGTCTGAGAAGATCACTCAGCACTGGCAGACTGCAGAATCCAGTGAGCAACGTGACAAAGTGTCTTCTCAGGGCAAACTACAGCTGAAAAAGATACACAACAAGGACGACGAAGACCTTCAGCAGATGACCTTGGATGACTTCATGGTGGAACCAGTGGTGGATGACCTGAAAAATGGTCAATTTAGGGCTGGTGGTGACCTGTGGACAGAGGTGGACTGATAGAAAACGAAGGTATACGTTTTTGAAATCGTTGTTTGCACGCTACGATCGTCAAAAATACTTGCTTTTTACTTGACTTTGGGCTAGAATAGCTGTGTAGAGGGTTGATGATGACTAATCCCTACTGAAGTTGAGGGTTTTACAGAAATACCTTTACTTTAATTCGGTTTACAGCGATAATTATACTATGATGAATGAAAACGTGAAGGAAAACTCTGTGAAATCTCTTATCTCTTTTGACTCTGCCTCTGGTAAATTTGTTGGATCTCTGAACGGTAAGGTCGTGGTTCGTAGCAAGTACGAAGATGCCGTTAAGGCTCGTCTGGCTGAGATGTCTGGCACTGTGGCTGAGGCTGCTAAAGCGATTGATGCAAAGAACGAAAAGTACGGTATCAATGAGCGATTCTCTTTCGTGGAAAAGCTGGTGACCATGGTCGCTACTGGTGTCCAACCCTCTGCCGTGATCACTGGCGAAGGTGGTCTCGGTAAGACCTTCACTGTTACTAAGACCTTGGAAGCCAATGGTCTGCGTGACATCAGTGATTTGGCTGAGTTCCAAGTCGGTACTGTGTTAAATGCACGTAAGTGCTTTACCTTTGTTAAGGGTTACTCTACTCCCAAGGGTCTCTATCGTACTCTGTTCGAGAACAACAAGGGTACTATCGTGTTTGATGACTGCGACGCTGTTCTTAAGGATCCCGTTGCACTTAACCTGCTCAAGTCCGCTCTTGACTCATACGGTAAGCGTATCATCTCTTGGAATGCAGACATGAAGGATGAAGATCTGCCACGTAGCTTCAACTTCGAAGGTCGTGTTATCTTTATCTCTAACATGAGCCAAGACAAGATCGACCAAGCGATCCGTTCACGTTCTATGATGATCGACTTGTCCATGACACTGAACCAAAAGATCGATCGTATGGAGCACATCGCTCTGTCTCCTGAGTTCTTGCCTGAGTATAGTGCTGAGTGCAAGAAAGATGCGCTGGCGCTTATCCGTGAGATCAAAGATGACTGCAAAGAAATCTCTCTGCGTACTCTTATCTCTGTTACCAAGGTTCGCGCCAGTAACAAAGAGTGGAAAGACCTCGCTACTTACATGTTGACTGCTTAAGGAATAATTATGAGTAAGATGGCTGAAATTGATATGGAAATTCGTGACCTTCTGGACACCACTAGGTGGTCTATAGATGAGATCGCCAACTACTGCCAATGCCCTGTAGCATGGGTTGAGGCAATAGTGGAGGAACGCTGGGTGGCTAGGCTTAATAGGAAGATGGATGAGGTCATGTCGCCTTATCAGACTTGCAACTCATGAGATAATATACTCAATTTCATCTTAGGGAAGTATATTCAGTGGGCGGGACTCCTACCCATAGATCCTATAGACGAAGTTAACCCATACCATCTTTTTTCTAAGGAACTCTAATCATGTACCAAACCCTGCTGTGCTATCTAGAGGATATGTCATGGGAAGACGTCTTGATTGTATCTTTCTTCATGCTATTGGAAACAGGATTTATCTTAAGTGTTTCATTTTCACTGCTCGCCTAAAATGTCCCGCAGTATTTTTTTACTTCAAAAAGGTTGCTAAGGTATGAATTCCATTGAGATTACCATTTCCCGAGGTTTGGACATTAATCTTATCCTACAGCAGATTGTTGATTGGGGTTTAACCCTAGATAATCTTACCATTTGTCGTAGGGACTCCTACATGATTGATCTTGGTATTTCTTCCAAGTATAACTTTGATCTTTGTTTGTTTGAGGAATTTCTTCAAGAGTTGGAATATGAGCATGATATGAAAGAATTAGCATGAGTCTAGATAGAATTGCTGGTTTTGCATTTGTAGTGGCATTGGCTGTGTTTGTACACTGGTTCTTTGCGCTATGCTTTTTTATAATCTTTCTATGGTGATACTATGAGTTTAGATGTTGATTTAATGGTGGTTCAGCCTGTATCGATTTACTCTGGGAATATTACTCACAATCTGGGTAAGATGGCTTCCGAGGTTAAGTTGAGTAATGGTAAGACTTTATATGATGTTCTTTGGCGACCTGATGAGCATGGGTTTAAGACTGGTGAGGATATTGCTGAACTTCTAGATGAAGGGTTTAATATTCTGCTCGCTTCTCCCGAAGAGTATAAGAAATATAACCCAGAGAATGGGTGGGGTTCCTATGATGGATTGGTGGATTTTGTTTATAAGTATCGTAACGCATGCTGGGATAGTCCAGAGGCAGAATTAAGGGTGAGTCGATGAGTTATGCACGATGGTCGAATAGTAGTTGGTATGCCTTCTACAATGTAAATGGTAGATTATCGCTTTGGTATGACATGGATCATACCATTGATTGGGAGTATTCGGAACTGCAGGATATCATGTCCAAGGACTCCGAGAAGATTCCGCTATTCTTCATGGCGGTGTATAAGTGTACTGAGGAAGATGCTCAAGAAGCCATGGGCTATATTCGTTATTACCTGGAGGAATATGATCCCAAGGATAGTGGAGAGTATAACAAAGAAGTGGCTGAATTCATAAAGAAATGGGAGAGTGAAGGTGAATAAGATCTGGAAACTAAAGTATGAGAATGGAACTTGGATAGTTCTGTTCCATCCGAACAATGGTGAGTTTACTAACCTGTCCCCCGAGGATATGGCATCAGTCTTTAGGACCAAACCCTCTGTTGAGGATCTTAGGACTCAGGTATGGGCAGATGACCTTATTGAGCGATATCTTGATACCAAGGACTTCTCCGATGCAAAATCCCTGTTACAAAAATATCGCTTGCCTTGCAAGGAATAATGGAGTATAATTATGAATGATAAAGAAATTATTGAAGTGGCACAAAAAGTTGATGATACAATGTATAAACTCATTGAGGAATACGAGATCTCTCCGCTGATCGTTGGAAGCATTGTTCTTGCACGATTGATGGTTCTGACTGACATGACTGAAGAAAATAATGATTTTAGAAAGATTCTAAGATCTGCACTGGCCACGCCCAGTAAACCCTTAACTGAAAGGACTATACAATGAAGATCGCTACCTGCTCTGACATTCACTTGGAATTCGGTGAAATCGAATTAAAGAATCCCAGTGATGTTGAAGTATTGATTTTGTCTGGTGACATCTGCGTTGCAGCGGATATCTTACCACTCAATGAAAAAGAATTACCAGGTTTTGCCAATGCAAAGTCTGAAATGATCCATGAGTTCTTTCAGAATTGCTGCAGAGAATTCAAACATGTGATTTATATTGCTGGTAATCATGAGCACTATCATGGTGACTACATCAAGACCATTCCCAAGTTAAAAGAACTTCTGGGATATAACGTCAATCTTCATATTCTTGACAAAGAACGTGTTGAGTTCAATAACGTAGTGTTTCTTGGTGGTACTCTCTGGACCGACATGAACAAAGAAGATCCTAAAACATTAGCTCAGATTCGTGGTATGATGAATGATTTTAGAACTGTTGAAAAGAGTGATGAAGTGGTTCACTACAAGACTCCGATCTATGCCGTTAAGGAAGACGGTAGCTATGATTATGATAATGTAGTGAGCATGGAATTTCATACTCGCACAGCAAAGTTTTCCCCGCAGGATGCTGTGGTGGATCACAAAGCCATGCTTGAGTTTATTGATTCACAATACAAAGATATTCCTCCATGGAAAACGATTGTAGTTGTTGGTCACCATTCTCCCAGCAAAACATCTACACACCCTCGTTATAGGAAAGAAGAGTTGATGAATGGTGGATACAGTTCTGATCTTGATAATTTTATCCTAGATCGTCCAGGTATCAAACTTTGGACTCATGGACATACTCATGAGGATTTTGACTACATGATTGGTAATTGTCGTATTGTTTGTAATCCTCGTGGTTACATTCACTACGAAGATCGTGCTGATCGTTTTGAATTAAAGGTGGTTGAAGTATGAGTACATATGTAATTACAGTTGAGGAAGATCCAGAGACTGGAGAATTAGTTCTTCCTTTCTCTGACGAAATGCTTGCTGAAGTTGGTTGGGCAGCTGGCGATATACTTAATTGGGAAATACAAGATGATGGTTCATGGACATTAAGGAAAAAAGATGGAAACGAACCAGTGTGAGTACGCAGACTCTGCACTTGAGCATTACATGAAGAAGTGCATGCGTTTAGAAGAAGAAAATCGTGAATTGAAAAAACAAATTGAAAAATTACTTTGGATGATAGAGGAGAAAGATTAATGAGCAAATTTACTTTTATGTGTGAAGACGAACCGATGCCTTTTGCAGATGCAGTAACAACCAAAAGAACATTTGAATTCAGTGCAGTATCGTTGAATGATATTATTCAAGAATTTGAATACTTCTTGAAGGGTGCTGGCTTCTATATTAATGGAACTCTTGATGTTGTTCCTGAAGAAGAATGCGATTATAACCCAGATGCAAATTTAGAATTATATGATGCAATGGACTTACCGCAAACAATCCACAGTCATCATTATTATGATACAGAACGTAACAAACCAATAAAGGCTTAAAATGACAAAAGTATTTACAGACGTAAGCGTATTTCTGAGTGCGTGTGGTCAAGAGGTTCCCTCTAAACCATCTGCACCATCTGAACTATCAACCCTATACATGAAGTTAATTCAAGAAGAGTTTATTGAACTCTTCACTGCAATTAAGAATGATAACAACACTGAACAACTAGATGGATGTTTTGATCTAATTTGGGTGGTTGTTGGGTACATGAAGGCACGTGGCTGGGATTGCGAAGCTGCATGGGATGAAGGCGCAAGATCTAATCTTGCAAAAATTGACCCTGTTACTGGTAATGTTATACGTCGCGAAGATGGTAAGATTCTTAAACCAGAGGGCTGGACACCACCTAACTTTGCGAAATTTGTCGCTTGACTTTAATTGATATTTCAGGTATAATTATATTATGATTATTACACTATTTTTAGATATGGATGGCGTGCTTTGCAACTTTGACAAAGCATACAGTAAACTCACAGAGATTCGTGAGAAAGATCATAAGCAATTTCGTAATGCCGTAATGAACTATAAGATTTTTGAAGATCTTGAGTTCATGCCTGATGCGCAAGAATTGCTGAATCACGTCTCCAAACTAAATGGTGTTCAAGTTGAAATTCTAACATCCATGGGTACTTTTGAAACTGATATGGGTAATCAAGCAAAACAACAAAAGATGCGTTGGTTGGATTCTAAAAACATTCCATACAAAGCAAACTTTGTTCGTTCAAAACAAGAGAAGGCTATGTACGCTAATCCGTATACAATATTGATTGATGACTCAACTGGTTGCGTTAAGCCATTTGAAGTTGCTGGTGGTCATGCAATCCTTCATACAAGTTCCAAACAATCCATTAAAGATTTAAACTCAATTATTCCTCAGATCGGTGCTTTGTCTGCCGTGAGGTTTATATGAATGATTTATTAAAACCAACATTTGATTGGATACGTGATGACTTTAAATCTAACCGAGTTCGCTTTGTTATTGAGTTGCTTGCTTGGGCTATCAGTGTGGGTTGCTCGATTACTATGGCAGTCACAGTCCCCAACCCTCCGCTTCTTGCTCTTTATCCCATTTGGATCACTGGTTGTGCTTTGTATGCTTGGGCTAGTTGGACTAGGAAATCTTTTGGCATGCTCGCTAACTATCTACTGTTAACTACTATTGATACTGTTGGTTTACTTCGAATGCTATGGATATAAAATTAGTTGAAATAACTTTGCCAGAAACTTTTGTTAATAGTGTTTTAGCATTACGTGGCGTAGCCAAATCTGTTAAAAGAAGTAACAAAGGTGGCTGGCATAGTCATCGTTGCAATCGTGAAACCTACTCATGGGCATCAGAAGTTGTAGATGATGTACAAAACTCAGTTGGTATTGACGGAGAAATAACTTACTGGTATAATATTAATACTGGTAGCGATTACAATGAGTGGCATGATCACGATAGGGGTGATACTGATCAGGTGTGTGGTGTCCTCTATCTTCAAGTTCCTGAAAATGCTGGCGACTTTGAATATAAAATTAGAAAAGAAACTTTTCGGATTAAACCATATGCTGGATTATTGTTGTCATTTCCTGATGATTTAAAGCATCGTGTTTTGCCAAACGATGGTAATGGTGAAAGAGTCTCAATGGCTTTTAATTTTTGGAAAATGTTAAAGTGAATATATTTTATCTACACGAAGATACTACAGAATGCGCAAAACAGCATCTTGACAAACATGTCGTTAAGATGATTCTAGAATATGCACAACTTCTTTCTACTGCTCATCGTTTACTAGATGGATATGAGTATGAAGGTAAGTCTATTTCTGGACGTAAAGCCATGAGATGGAAACTAGATGATTCTCGTGAAGATAATTTATACATGGCATCACACATGAAACACCCATCTGGGATTTGGTGTCGTGAAACTTCTGCAAACTATACATGGTTATACTCTTTGTGGAGAGATCTTATGAAAGAATATACATTTCGTTACGGTAAACACCATGTTGCAGAAAGATTAATTCCTTTCCTTGATAATTTACCAACAAACATAAAATTTGGTGATATCACTCCAATGCCGCAATGTATGCCTGAAGACTACAAAGTCCCAACAGATTCTATCCAAGCATATCATAACTATTACATCAATGACAAACAACCATTTGCTGTTTGGACGAATAGACCAATTCCAAACTGGTTTGTATCTGCTTGGCGTATTAAAAACCACAAGGCTATTGCTTTAATTACTGAAAATAAAGTAAAGTTCAAAATGATTCCAGCATAATGATCTAGCTAAATAGAAAAGAAGGAGTTATTATGCCAACATATTTGTTTAAGAATACCGAAACAGGTGAAGTCTTTGAAAAGGTTATGAAAATAGCCGAATTTGATTCATACAAAGAACAAAACCCCACCCACGAAAGATACTATGATGGTTTCGCGCCAGCATTTGCGGGAGACCATGTTTCAATTAAAAAGGACACAGGATTTAAGGAGGTGCTACAAAGGGTACACGAAAAAACACCAGGAAGTCAATTAAATACTTTATCGTCTCAAATCTAAGGAAACTCTTAATGGCTCGAACAGCAGCAAAACCAAAACCAATAGATAATGTACAAGGTGAGCCAAGATTAAAAGCAGTAAACAATACGCTAAAAATAAGAATTGATGATTTAAAAACTTTTGATCCATTGACGGGAAATCAAAAGTTATTTTTTGATGCGTATAAACGTGGAGATTACTTTGTTGCACTACATGGTGTTGCTGGAACTGGTAAAACATTTTGTGCTTTGTATAAAGCCATTGAAGAAGTATTGGAGAAATCAAATCCATTCAACAAGATTATCGTAGTTCGATCTGCGGTTCAATCTCGTGAGATCGGTCATCTTCCAGGTGATGTAAATGAGAAGATGGAAATTTATGAACAACCATATCGTCAAATCTGTCAGACACTGTTTGATCGTAAAGACGCCTGGGATAGATTAGAAGAACAAGGTCATATTACTTTTATTTCTACATCATTCATTCGTGGTATGTCCTTTGACGATGCTATCATTATTGTTGATGAGATGCAGAATTTGACTTATGAGGAGATTGATACCGTTATGACTCGTGTCGGTTATCGATCAAAGATTATTTGGTGTGGTGATTATCGCCAGACTGACTTGAATAAAAGAAAGAACGATGTTACTGGAATTTTAAAATTCTTTGACATTGCTCAACACATGAGCGCATTCACTCGTATTGAGTTTACTGTTGATGATATTGTTAGATCATCTCTTGTGAAAGATTATATCTTGGCAAAACTCAGATATGAAGACTTCGAGGATAAAAAGAAATGATAACTGGCGAACAATTCAATCACCTATTCCCACGCAACCCTGATCCAGAGTTGTGGGCAAATTCCATGGCTGAAGTATTTCCAACTTATGAAATCAATACCCCACGTAGAGTTGCTGCATTCCTTGCTCAGTGTGGCCATGAGTCTGGTGGGTGGACAATATTCCAAGAAAATCTAAACTACTCTGCGCAGGGTTTGAATAGCATTTTCAAGAAGTACTTTCCAACTATTGAATCGGCACAGCCATATGCTCGTAAACCAGAAATGATTGCCAACAAGATCTATGCAAATCGCATGGGTAATGGTGCACCAGAAACTGGTGATGGATGGAAATATCGTGGACGTGGACCAATTCAATTAACTGGTTCTGCCAACTACAAAGCATTTGCTCAAGAAATGTTTGACGACTGGGAAAATCTTTACAACAATCCAGATTGGGTTACTGAAGATAAGGACTTTGCTTTGATGTCAGCTATTTGGTTCTGGAATAAAAACAAACTAAATGCTCTTGCTGACATTGAAGATATTAAGACAATGACTAAGCGCATTAATGGTGGTTACCTTGGACTCGAAGACCGCATTAAACATTATAATGAATGTATCCACTTGTTAGGTTAAATGAAAAACTTTATACACCATGAATTCGATAAACTCCAACGTGAAACCTCTCCCAATGGTAAAAGAGTTTACAAAACTCCGTCAGGTAGAGCCTATCCTAGCGTCACAACAGTTACAGGACTCCACTCAGCAAAATCAATCGCACAGTGGCGAGCAAGAGTCGGAGAAGCAGAAGCCAACAGAATCTCAGGTCGCGCAAGTGCACGTGGCACAAGAATCCACAGTCTCTGCGAATCATTCCTCCGCAATGAAAGATGTGAGCCTGATATCTTCGATAGAGAATTATTTGAAGGAATTTCACCCCACCTTGAAGAAATAGATAATATACATGCGCTTGAAGATCCTCTGTACTCAGATCATCTTGAAGTTGCGGGAACTGTTGATTGTATTGCTGAGTTTAGAGGTAAGTTATCGGTTATAGATTTTAAGACTTCTAGTAAAGTAAAAACTCGTGATAATATTCACAACTACTTTATGCAAACATCTGCATATGCTGTTGCGTTTGAAGAAAGAACTGGTATTCCTGTTGGTAAACTTGTAATTATAATGGGGATAGATAATGAAGATCCGATAGTGTTTGTTGAGAAACGTGATGATTGGATTGATGGTTTTTGTAAGCTAAGATTAGACTACAAAAATAAATTTGCTTTGTAAATAAATAAGAGGTATAATTATGTTATGTGATAAAGTTGAGATTGGACCCAGTATTATTATTCTAGACAAAGAGGTGACGTTAAGTTCGTTGCCTGGATGGGTAGAAGGTGATATGTTCAAATTGATTATTGGTGCAAATGGAAATGTTACATTTATCAAGGTTACCCAACCTGGAGGTGTAATGTAGTATTGCTGTATGAAATGATGTAAAAGGTGTTCTGGACGGGAGTTCGATTCTCCCCACCTCCACCAAAATTCATTATTGTGTAGTAGTGAGTTTTGGTGGGGGTGACTAGGTTTCGACAGGGCAATAAGTAACTGAGTGGACAGCACGAGACAGATACTCGTAAAAAGTAAATAAAGTAAACGCAAACGACTCACAGTTCGCATTGGCAGCCTAAACGCTGACTAGGGTTTCGGTAGGTTTCCTCGTAACAGAATAACCTACCACTGTTAGTTAGTCTATGCTTGATGCCAGCAACCGATACCTTAGTATCTCGTACTGAACACATTGCGACGAATCTGACAAGTTGATAGTATTTTTTAAAACTTTTTCTAAGGAAATTCAAATGAAAACATTGATCGCTACAATTTTGTCCGCATTCGCATTAACATCTTTCGCTGCTGACGCACCTAAACCTGCTCCAGCTGCACCTGCTGCTGCACCTTCTGCTCCAGCTGCACCAGCAGCTAAAAAAGTAGAAGAGAAGAAAGTGGAAGCTAAGAAAGAAGAAAAGAAAGCATCTAAGTAAATGAGATGTGCCGTACTCTGTAATGGACCAAGTCGTAGTCTTTACGTACCATCTACAGAGTACGGATTTGTCATGGGTTGTAATATACCATGGACTACAGTTGATGCAACTATAGTTCTTGATGAAGAGGTAGTTAGGTTGTGGGCAAAGAAACCAGATCTAATTACAGTTCCAACATATTTTTCAGTTAAAGCATGGCAAGAAACTGATGCAATAAAGAAACGTGATTTCTTTAGACCATTTTTAGTTAAAACAATAACTCCAAAATATCCATATCATTCTAGTGGACATAATGCTGTTGAACAGGTTATTACCAAAGGTTATACGAACATAGATATATTTGGATGTGATTCTTGGTTTAGTAAAGTAGGAAGATCTTATACAAGAACGCATATTAAAGAAGGTGGAATCGTTGATGGAGATATGAGACATATCGAAGGATGGCGCACCCGATGGAAAGAAATAATGGACAAACATTCAGAAGTAACATTAAATTTTATAGGGGAAACTAAATGAAACATTTACTAGCAATTATAGCAATGGCTGTTGCTTCTACTGCATTTGCAGCTGAGCCAGCGAAGAAAGAACCAGCGAAGAAAGTTGAGAAGTGCATTCCTAGCAAAGAAGTAGTTTGTCAGGATTCTTTGAAAGGCAAAGAGCGTCCTACACCAAAGAAGAAAAAAGAAGAAACTACTAAATAATTCGTGGGTTGTAGGTACCCAATAAAACCTTCATTACACAACACACAAAAAGGAGTAAATTATGTCAAATTTGACACCATTCGAGATTCGCCTTGAATTACTAAAAATGGCGAAAGACATGCTTAACGATGAGTATTACGGTAAGCGTGAAGTAATTAGCAACGACTGGCAAACTAAAGTCGAATCTGCTAAAATCAATGGAGGCACGATTCCTGATCATCCAGGATTCCCTGCTATCCCATCTGAACACGATATCATTGCTAAGGCGCAAGTCTTAAATGGTTTCGTTTCAAACGTCCCCACAACAATAGAAAAGACTAGCAAGAAGTCTACCTAATACGGGATTGGGAGGACTTGCTCACGCAAGTTTTCCCTTAACTAATTAAGGAGAAATATGCGAGTATATTTAAAAATACTTCTAATAATTACAACGATGGTAGGTGCCACTGCATATGTGACATCCATACCTCAAGAACAAAAATTATTCAATGTCAGATATAAAGAACTAACATCTGATGTAAGAAAACAAATTGATTGTCTTGCAGATAACATTTACTTCGAAGCAGGACATGAACCAGAAGAAGGCAAAATTGCAGTTGCCTTGGTTACACTTAATAGAACGCAAGATCCTAGGTTTCCAAAAGAAATTTGCTCTGTAGTCAAACAGAAGGTAAACTTAGTGTGTCAGTTCTCTTGGATCTGTGAACCCATGAAAGCAATAAAACATAATGATGTATACAGAAAGTCTCAAGATGTGGCTTTGCATGTATATGCTAATTATGAAATGATTGATGACATTACAAATGGTGCACTTTACTACCATGCAGACTACGTGAATCCAGGATGGAAGTTGAAAAAGACTAAAGTCATTGGCCGACATATTTTTTATAAAGAAGGCAGTAAAATCTAATGATGAACAAATTAAACCTCCAGCTGAATGAATCTTCTGATTCTAGGCATTCGTTTTTTCTATTGATGGAGGAAATTACTCTTGCTACATGTAAGCAAGCAGTTGAGTGGATATTCGAAGCCAACTTTGCTGAAGAAACACCTGACCGATTAAATATGGTCATAACTTCTCCAGGTGGTGATTTGAATGCCGCATTTGCTTTGGTTGATACCATGCGTGGATCTTCCATTCCAATTCGAACAATTGGACTTGGACAGATTGCTTCAGCTGGACTTATGATTTTCATTGCTGGTGAAGCAGGACAGCGTATTCTTACACCGAATACTTCTATCTTGTCACATCAGTACTCATGGGGTGCTTTTGGTAAGGAGCATGAGTTGTTTGCACAAATTAAAGAATTTGACTTGACAACCAAACGTATGATTGCTCATTACAAAAAATGCACTGGATTAAAAGAAGATCAGATTCGTGAATACTTATTGCCACCACAAGATGTTTGGCTGAGTGCTCAAGAAGCTAAAAAATTAGGACTATGCGATGACGTTAAAGAACTTAAGTAAATTTGTTCGTTATTCTGGAATTTGGGTTAGTTTCGTACTTAACCCTTATCATTGGAGACTTGAATTTAAATTCATGCATCCAGATGAGTTGAATCCAAACATGCGTGGATTCTTTGTTTCACTTTTACCCTTAACAGTAAGAGTGGTTGTTGATGATGGAACTTGGTAAATTATGGAGAACTCTTTGAATAAAAATCTGTTAACTCTAGTTATTGGGATAGTTATGATTGCAACGACTTTAATCGGTTGTTTGACGTACTATCATTTGAATCAGTTGCAAGCGATGAAATCCAACATAGAATCTGCAATCGTCAAGGGAATCGACCCAGTTGCAGTTAGGTGTTCGTACGACTCGAATACTACGGTCTGTGCCCTCTACGCGAGTCGAAAATAATCCCCCCAGATCCGTAGGGCATCAAAATATCCCTTTACTTTAATTCAAAAATAGGGTATAATTATATTATGGGAGTGAACTGGAAACACTATGCAAATGATACGTACCTCGTTTAAGAAGCTGAAGCCACGCAAGCCGAATGCAAAGCAACGTGACCTCGATAAGTCTTGGGAAGACCTGCTTAAGAAATATGAGCCCAAGAAGCCGATGACGAAATCGTCGGATGAGTTCTCATATTCACTTGGAAAATCTGCTCGTCGTGAGACGCCTAAGATTCCAAGTCTTCCATTCACTGGTGGACCATGCACAAAAGCACCAGACAAAGTTTATACTGGAACTATGATGAAGGGTATTGGTACGATGCATAAGTCAAATGCTGTTCCAATTTTTAGTGATGAAGAAGCAGTTGCTATTGCAACAATGAGGAGATGATTATGAAAGAGTTTTGCGTTAACTGTGCTGAGAAAGAAGCCCAACTTGAAATACTTAACCAAAAGTATGAAAGAGAAATGCAGTGTATGCGTGAACAACTGAACAAAGCAAAAAGTGAAAATGAAGCACTTTCGCTTGATGTTGCTTTTTATGGTGGCAACATCACAAACTTGTCTTGCAATGGAAAATAAGGTATAATTATATTATGAATCCGAACTACACCAAAATCGTATCCTGTGCCTCTGACCGTAATCCAGTTGGCATTCAAAACATCTACGTTGAACTCCTCACTGATCGCATGAAGTTAGATAAATTCTTCTCCATGTATCTTGATAAGTTTGAACGTAAGATGGATCCCGACAAAACTAATACACCTATCTGGGCTCTTTACAAAAAGAAACTCAAAGAATATGGTGACCTACAACAAGCCATTAAAGTGGCTGAATACTATCTAAAGAAAAGTTATGTTTAAAAATTCAAACGAATTTTCACTTCACATTGAACAGTTAGTCAAAGAGAAACGAATCAATCACATGGACGCTGTACTTGAATACTGTAAAGATAATTTCCTTGAACCAGGAGATGTTTCAAAACTTATCAATAAGTCTCTTAAGGATAAAATTGAGATGAACTTTCGTGAATTGAATTACTTACCCAAACAGGCTCAATTGGATGTTTAATGGACGGATTTAAGGCATATAAGTATTACATTGCAATTAAACTACACTTCACAAAAGATTCCTTTGATGTTTTCAAAAATCGTGGAACAGTCAAAGGTACTCGTGAAGCATTTAACGCAAGAAACGATAGATACATGTTTGAGAAGTTAGCTCGTAAATACCCAGTCGATAAAGATCTGATTCAGTTCTATGTTGCAAACTACGCTTATGGTAATGAAAATGTTATATATGCAATTGAAGAAGCTGACTCATACCTTATGGAATGGAATAAACGTAAACAATCTATCACCAAGATCTTTGCAGATGATCTAAATAAGATCTTGATGGATGCATACAAACGCAAACTTAAAGAACCATCTATTTTAAATTTTACTTTAAATCAATATCCAAGTATACTTAACCTATACCTTGGAAAACAAATTGGGATTGAAACTCTTAGGATCTTAGATGACGTAGCTACTTTAATTCAACCATGGAAAGAAAATGCTTCCATGACTCTGCTTTGGGAAAATGAAATACGCAGAGTTGAAAAAGCAAAAGGGTTTGTTAAATATGATAAAGAAAAAACTGAAAATCTTTATCAAGAGTTCTTGAAAGAAATCAAAGAGTTGTAAAATGGGTAAGACATTTTTAAAGAATCCGAAGCGATTCGATGACGAGATTCCTGGCCAGCGTTCTGGGAAAAACAGTAAGCATTCCAATGGGAAGAAAACTGGTGGTATGAAAACGCTAAATAGTTATGTTGAAGATTATGATGATCCTTTCGAGGATGAATTTGAAATTAAAGATGAGATTTTCATAAAACATACTAAACAAAACGACGATACTAATTAATACTTTTATACAAAGGAAATACAAATGGATATTCAAACACTCCGCAAAATGCGTTCTTCTGACTTCGGCAAAATCGCTGGAGAATTCGAGAAAATCGCAAATCCCCAAACCCAATCTAAGTCATATGCTGACGATCGCTTCTGGAAACTTGAAGGCGACAAAGCAGGTAATGGTACAGCCACCATTCGTTTTCTACCACGTGTAGAAGGTGATGAGTTGCCATGGGTTCGTATCTTTTCTCATGGTTTCCAAGGACCAACTGGTAAGTGGTACATTGAGAACTCACTAACTACTCTTGGTGAGAATGATCCTGTTGGTGAATTGAACACCAAACTTTGGAATTCAGGTTCTGACGCAAACAAGAAAATTGCTCAGGCTCAGAAACGTCGCCTATCTTTCATTGCCAATGTTTTGATCGTATCTGATCCAAAGCATCCTGAGAATGAAGGTCAGGTTAAGTTGTTTAAGTTCGGTAAGAAAATCTTTGACAAGATCATGGATAAGGCTCGCCCAACTTATGAAGACGAGACACCTGTAAATGTGTTTGACTTGTGGGAAGGTGCTAACTTCAAACTGCGCATGCGCAAGAAAGATGGTTACACTAATTATGATGAGTCTTCATTCCAAGATCCTTCAGCTATCACTGAGGATGAAGAAAAGATGTTGGCTATTGTAAATGCTCAAACTAAATTGTCTGAGTTTACAGATCGCAAGAACTTTAAATCTTATGATGAGTTGAAGAAAAAACTTGAAGAAGTTCTTTCTGGTGATGCGTTCTCTTCAAAATCTGCTGCTGAGATTGCTGAAGAAGAAGATCGTCCAGTGGCTGCTGCACCACAGATTAAATCTGTTCCAGCACCAAAGTCAAAGGAAGTCTCTTTGACTGATGACGATGAAGACGTAATGTCTTACTTTAAGAAAATCGCTCAAGAAAATTGATTGATTGATGCTTAGCAAAAAGCCACCGAAAGGTGGCTTTTTTCATTTAGTAGGCTCCGTACCTACTTCCAATATATTTGTTATAAGATCCCTCTTCATTTCTATATGGAGATTTTATAATATTTGATTGATTGGTTGTATTATTAACCGTAGTTGGTGCATTAACAACAGCAGTTCCACCACCACCTCTGGTTGTTAAATCTTCTTTAGCTCCACTAACTTCATTTGATTTACCAGCAACAATATTACCAGATGATACTGTTGGAGTTATCGCATTTGCCTTTGTATTAGTTTTCTGTGCAATAGCCATATCAATCGTGCGAAGTTTCTCTTCATACGATTCAATAGATTGTTGATTCTGAGTTCTTGGTCCAGCAGCAACAGTTTTTTGTCTTAAATCTTTTAACTGCTCAAGAGTCATGGTGTTTGTAGAACCAGTATCAACCTTTATTGGAGATGCTGCACCTTGTCGTAATGTTCCAGATCCATTACCATCTGGTGCAACAGTAGCTGCCTTTTCTTGGGCTCTAGCAATGTCTCGTTGTGCTAACATCTGCTGAGGAGATTGTTGACCGCCTGCGCCTTGCGCTTTTCTTGCGAGAAATTGTTCTCTGGTCAATGTTGTAGTAGGATTTGCAGTTATGAAGTTATCATAGCTATAATCCATAGTTTCTGCTGCAGTTTTTATTGGAGATGTTTTATTATCAACACGTCTAGGATCAGTTGCAGCTGCCTCAGCCGAACCTCTTCCTGCCCCAGCAGTACTATTTCCAGCAGGGATTTGTTTAGTTTCAGCTTTACCGAATGGATAGAATGGACCAACAGAAACCTTCTGATTAACTACTGGTATTGTAAACCCAATTTCTGGTATGCTAATACTTTGAAGCATACCAATAATACTAGCACCCATACCTTTAAAGAAATCAGTAACTGGTTTAAATACTTCACCAATCTTACCAAACGCATCAGTTACAAGACTCCCCAATTGTTTAAGACTATCAATTGGATGCATTATTAAATCTTGTATCTTCTGTGGAATAAACAATACCATATCCACAAAATCGCTGAATAGTTTCTCGAACGAGAATGAGTCTAACATTTTTTCAATATTTTTAAACCCAAGTGCTCCAGCTACCCAAGACACAGCATCTTTAATTAGATCAGCAAGGCCAAAGATTAAAGAATTAAATAATCCCTTAATGGCTCCACCAATTGCACCAATTAATCCACCTTTCTCAAAACCTTCGAACGCACCCTTAACTGTATCCCAAACTGTCATGATAACAAACAGTGGGAAGAATAGTTTCTCAGCAATGACTGCAACCTTACCTATGTATTTACCAAACTTTGATATGTACTCAGAAATGCTACTAAAAATTTTACTTAGGAATTCTGAACCACCAATCAATCCTTTTACTGCATCATAGGCTGCAACAAATGGTTTGGTTAACTTAGATAAACCATCTTTGAAACCTTCAATGAACTTTCCGAGTTTAGATTCTTCACCAAAAGAGAATAGACTCTTTACTTTACCACCCATCTCTTCAAAGAACTTTCCAATACCTTGAAATTTTTCACTTATGAATTTCTTCAATGACTCTGGAACTAATGTTTCAAAGAATAGTTTAATTGTCTTCACCCATGCGCGAGCAAACCCAATAAGTCCACCAACCAAACCACCGATAAGTAATCCAAGTGTACCCAGTCCACCTTCTTCTTCTCCAGGTTTGCCAATATCTTTAGCGTCTTTAGGTTTAGTATTATTGGCAATTATTCTTAGTAATTCTGTTTGAGTTTCTTCTCGTTTAATTGACTCTAGTTCCAATTCATCAGTTTTGATTGCTGGGTTACCACTCTTAATAACAGACATTGGTGTGTTGCCCATGGGCAATTTCTTTTTAGAATCAACACCCATCTCCTCAACACGATAATCCATCTTTGCTAGTTTTTGCGTACTAGTCTCTCTAGTCTCAAGAAGTTTCTTGCCTTTAGTAGTATTACGTAGCTGTTCTTCAGAGATACCTAACTTAGTAAAATTCTGAATTTCTTTTTCATTTTTAGATATATGTTTCTGTTGCTCTTTGATATCAACAAGTTTATTTCTGGCTTCTTGTTCAGTGGTTCCATTTAACTTCATGTCACCTTTAACAAAATTCTTATCAGATTCTCTTCTATTAAGAGCACTATCGATAAAACCACCACTACCCTTTTTAACCATGCCCATGGTATCTAGTGTACTTCTTAGACTACCGAATTTATTGGCAAATCCTTCTTTGATTTTTTCAGCAGCAGTCTTTGGTGTTTTCTCATCAACCATCTTAGCAATGTTCTTAGAAGATTCTTTTGTTAAATCAATTAAATCTTTAATGTTATCGCTAACTTCTTGAGTTGCCTTCAACTGGTCGTCATTTACAACTTCATCTTCTTTAACTCTATCATCAGCAAGTGCCTTTGATAATTCTGTCAATGCTTTAATTGCAGATAATTGTGTAAGAGATTGTTGTTGTAGTTCCAGAAGTTTTTTAAACTCACTGGAACTTACGTTAACGACATAGTTTGTGTTTTTTGCCATTTTAATTCTTCTTAGATTCTAAGCGTTGTTTTTCTTCTTCTAGATGTTGAATCAGCATAGTTACATATATCTCTCTCTCAAATGGTATCATTCCTTCTAATTCTGCCAGTGAGTATTTGTGATACTGCATTAAAGCAAAATTCATTTTATAATGATTAAACAAAGACTCATGTGAGAGATTTATTAAAAAAAACTATCTAGACCCTCCAGAACTTTGTTATGTTGCAGAGCGCAAACAGGACAGGTATATTTAACCTCTTGTTGCAATCTAGGCATCGTTTCAAAGAACTTCTGAATCTTCGCGAATTGTTGAGATGTTAGATTCTCAAGGAATTCAATAATGTCAGCTTTGGTTTGTTCTTTTGTATAAAAGAGTTCACTACCATTATAGATTGCTTCAATCGATGCGGAGATAACATTAAATACCGAATCAATATCAGTTGTATCTACTTTTTCAAGTTGTTTGATAATATTGATTGAAGGATACTTCATGATAACACCAACGTCATCAAAAAGTTCAATTGTTTTGTTATGACCTTCTGGGAAGGTTACATTAACTTTAGTTAAATCGAATGTAATTTTAACTCTGGCTTTTTCATCTGTGCAAACATCACATGGAAAAACTAGATCGACATTTTCTCCAACTGACTTTGCTCTAATTTGAGTGAAGAGATATTCAAGATCAAACGTGGCCAAAGTATCTGCGTTAACTTTGCCATTGGTACAAGACTTAACGATTTCTTTTAAGGTATTGACCATGGTCTCAGCATTTTCGCTATGTTGAGCGATTAGAAGTGCCTTTTCTTCTTTGACCAAGAATGGTCTGTACTTAATGGATTCCTTTGTTGAAGGAATCACTGTAGTATACATTGGTGAGGTATTAATTGGTAAAGCCATTTTATGTTTCTCCTTTATTCATATTTTGGATCATTTTCGCCAGTTCAGAAGTGCTACCAACAAAGATAGCATTATTCGTAACTGACTTCGCTGCCTCTAATTTCTTTGGGGCATCTAATTTTTGTTTCTGTTGGTGTATATCCAACAGCTGTTGATTCACGTCAGCAAGTTGTTTCATAAGGTTACCCACAACCTCAAAGGCACGTGGGTGTTCAGATTGTTTAGCTACTTCCAGAGCATGCATTAAAGCATTCTGGCCAGTAGTTAATAATTCACGAAGATTATTACGAGAGATATCGTAATCGTTTTCAATTTTTGATTCACTGGATTCAATTATTTCTCCAGTAGAAGCGTCAATCGTTTCACCTTCAGCAGAAGTCTTAGTGATCGTCGGAAGATCAAATACTTCTGATAATCTATCATCAATTTTCATTAAAGTTCACCACGTTCCATTAAAATTTTCTTGTTTGCTTGGTGCTCTGTTTGTGTTAAATCTTTGTTTTCACCTTTATATGGAACTGCATAATTATTTTTTATTAGCCAGTCATTTACTTGTGTTCCATCTTCCAGAATAAAAACACCAAGGATCCTACCAAACTTATCATCATTATTATCTGACCTTTGGGTTTCAATAATTTGCCAAGAACCGACAGGAAGTTTTTCTCCCAGTTTCTTTTTAGATAAAAGACCTCTTGGTTTTTCTTCTTTATTCGTAGTTCTAGATTCAGGTGTATCAATCCCAGCCATGCGAACACGTTGGTTTGCTAATACAATATTAAACCCTAAGTCTAAATCAATATCAACAGTATCACCATCAAGAACTTTATTAATTTTACATTTATATTGGTACATAATATCCTCAGTCGTTACGAGTATTTCTAGTTGGTGGATCAGCAGGATCTAAACCACCACTGAATTGTGTAAGAGTTGGCTTAACTGTTAGTGGTATGCCAGATAATGTAGGTAATGCGGTTTGTGCAACTGGTGCAGGTACATTACTTGCCGCCCCTGCTACCTTTTCTTGCGTACGACCCCATGCTGCGATACCTAGAACAGCACCCATTGCCAAGTGAAATAAACCAGCACCTTGTAGTGTTAGTGGATTCCATTGAGTTACTGGCTGTTTTAGAGAGGCTTGCAGGATTGACCATGCGACAGGAAATATGATCATATCACAAAAACAAACAATCATGTACATCCAACCCATGGCTGGGCGCCATTTCTTTTGCATCCAGTCTTCATCTTTTTTAACTTCTTCTGCCATTTATTAATCCTTCATTGCGCCAATTTTCTTCGTCATGCCGATTCTATCTTCAAGAATCGCAATGTGTTGACGATTTTCCATGATAGCATCACGGTTCTTTTGAATTTCTTTTTCTAAGTCTTGACGTAGTTTTTCACGGGCTAATTCAGCACCACTGTTGCTGGCTTGCTTGTTGTCTGTGGTTACTACTAGACTTACCTTCTGATTGAGAATAGTTACATCGTGCGATATCGCTCCTAACGCACTGATCAAATATCCTGTTGAACCAATTAGTAGTGGCAATAGGGCAAACAATAGTTTCTCTATAAATGCACCCTTTTGACTTTCTTTGTTTTCATCTGCCATGTTATTCTCCTTATTGTTATTATTGTTATTACCAACCATCGCCAAAACCACCTATATCTCCCATAGGATTACCATTGGAAATAATAGTTGAGTCGTTAAAAATTCCATTAATTAAATTTACTGCTCGGTTTATTGTAGAACCAGTAGTAAAGTTCTGGGTATCTCCCTGAAGATTTAATTCAGATCTATTAACATAAGCACTCTGTGGAACTAAAGGTTTGCTAGTTACTTCAGCATCCCAATATTTGTACATCATACTTACAGTAACTTTCATAATATCTTTTTGATCATATCCAATTTGAACTGCACTAACAGTTTTAGGATATGCTTCATACATTTTGACTATATACATAGCATCGTCATTCATGTTCTCAACCCAGATTGTCATTTCTGGACTAATGTAGTTTTTATAATAATTGAAGTTTCTTGTATTTCCCTGTTGAATACTTTTAATCCACTGGTCAAAAATACCTTTAACAATCATATCTCCATCAACATAAAAACTAAATTGAAGAGGATCATAGTTAAACTCATAAGGCATTTCGCGAACTTCACCGAATGTTCTAATTTGAGTAGTATTAACATTCAATCCAGGAAGTGATGCTGAGTCACAAAACAAATGCATTCTCTGAAAATCATACTCGCTGTAAGTACCGATCGATCTAATTGTTTGCGGAAGAGCCATCTCAATGCTATATCGGTTGGCTTTCGCCATACCAGAACTCTTGTGAATCTCTCCGATGAAATCTGCTATGTTGCTCATGAAGTTGCCTGTGCGATAGAATCTTTCCAAACACGTTCTTTATTAGATTTAACAAAGCGTTCAACAGGAAGCAACATTGCAGTTGCCCAATCAGCCGAATCGACTTTCTTAAATGGAGACTTCACGTGGTCGGTCAAGTAATGTTTGATACATGGTTCAGCTGCTTTGTATTTTGATACACCAGAGATGAGTGACCATGAGTATTTTAATCGTGTAGTTCCATCCATCTTATCATTGTTCTTGAATGTCATTAGACGATCAAGCAGTTGGATTCTAAGTGGGTATGGAAGATAATGCATATTCAATCCCATAAAACCTCCAGGGATTGATGCGTACGGAAACACTAAAGGGAATCTATCATAGTACGGTAAAGTTGCTTTCAACTTTGGATCGTAGAAGAACATGTATAAATTACCAGGAATAATTCTAGCCTTTAGGTTAGTAGTATCCCTCATTATTCGGTTTGGTGTTATCCCTTGCTTATTTAAAAGCAATACCTGTTGGGCATACCATGCGCGAGACTTCTTCACCGAAGTTTTGAGGTCGTATTTATTACGCTCAAAAACATCGAGCATGGATGGATTTTTAGATGTAGTAGCCATATTACTTATTTAGGTCATTTAAGACCAAGTTCATGCTCAGTTATTATCTTAAATTCCCAGCCACGATCCTTTGAATACTCGGTGGCAGCCTTCCATTTTGCTTGATTCTTTATAAAGGCAAGAGACTCTGTCAGGTATCTCTGGGTTTGTTTTCCAGGATAGACTGGGGGTTGGGTTTGAGAAGCTGGTTTTACCTCGATCAAGAAGGTTTTAAGTAAACCATCTTTGTTCCTAATTTGTATTTGGAAGTCTACGAAATAACGATGAATCTTATCATCAGTTGGGCAACGATACGGTATTATTGTTTCTTCTGATTTCCATTTAACGACTGATGGATTCTTGTCACACCATGAGGCAAACCTAGTCTCCCAGGAACTTCTCATAATTATACAAGTTGGATCCCCAGAGTATTTTTCTGGAAAAACAGGCACAAATCTTCTTTTATGGAACATAAATATTATAAGGAATAAATAACCACTTTTATTTAGACTACTGCTCGTAACCTAAATAATGATATAGCCAACTAAAAGAGAAACCAATGGCACTACAAAACCTTACACCTGCAAATCGTTTATATGCAGCCACATCTTTTGAGGCTGGAAAATACGACATTCAAAGCACTCAGTACCCTGATGATCTTTATAGTAACACTCGTGAATATGGTGGAAACTACGCTTTATTCTATATTAATATTGTTCAAGAATCTAAACTTAACACACAATATAGCCAAACTACTTTAGTTGACGACGTACCAGTGGGTTTACGAGGAGATCTCGTGGGTCTTAATTTAAGTAAGAATGAATCAATTAGCGCATCTGCATTAGCTGGATTTTTTGGTGGTGCTCTTGCTGGTGGAGCATTAAATGTTGGTTCTATTAAAACTGGAATTAAGGCTGGTGCTGCTGGCGCAGTTTATGGTTCTTTAGCAACCCAAGCAATACCACTATCAACTAATGCTGAGACGTTGTCTCGTAGTCAACAGAAACGAACAAAACATGCTATCGCTTTACACATCCCAAACCAGTTAAACATTAATTATAGCGTTGACTGGCAGACTGATGAAACTTTTGCCTTTCAGGCAGCTGCAGTTGCCAACAGAGAATTAGCAAAAGCTATTTCTACGGGAGCCAAGAAAAATTCCGATAAAGCAGATGAAGTCCAAACTGCTCAAATGGGTTCTATCGCACAAGCTATTGCTTTAAGAACAGCACCTGGGATTGGTGGTGCATTATCCGCTGCAACAGGAAACTCTGCTAATCCAAAGAAAGAACAAATATTTAAGAGCGTAAATTTTCGAGAGTTTACTTTAGATTATACATTCTCTCCAAGAGATGCTGCAGAAGCACAGGCTGTACGAAATATCATTTATCTATTCAAATTACATATGCACCCAGAGTACAAAGATGAGAATGGATTCATATTCGTGTATCCTTCTGAATTTGATATTACATATTATCAGGGTGGCAAAGAAAACTTAAATTTACATAGACACCCTTCTTGCGTACTAAAAGGTATGTCGGTAAACTATACACCTAATGGCGCATTTAATACGTTTGAGGATGGCATGCCAACTCAAATTAACATACAATTACAATTCTTAGAATTGGCTATCCTTACTAAAGAAACTATTCAGGCTAACTACTAATGGCTTACTTCAATAAACTTCCAGAGATGCTCTACAATTTCCAAATTGGAGATAAAGAGAGAATGGTTATCGTACGAGATATTACTGCCAACGTAAGAATTGTCAAAGCAGTTTTAGATTCAATCACGTTATATGATGAGTATGATGTTGTTGATGGCGAAACACCAGAAATTGTTTCAGAGAAAATATACGGCTCTCCAGAATACCATTGGGCAATCATGATTGCAAATCTTCGTTTCGATTATCTAAATGATTGGGTAATGCCTTACGATAGATTAGTTCAATACTGTACGGATAAGTATGGTGAAGGTGAAACTGGTAGTATTCATCACTATGAAGATGAAAATGGATATGTTGTTAATGACGACTATCCTTTGGCAACACCAATCGATAATATAACTTATGAGAGTCGTATTAATGAATCAAAACGCAGAATTAAAATTGTTTCAAAACCAATTATTCAGCAAATGGTGAATGAATTTGATACATTAATGAACCCAAATGGCATCTAATACAAGTTCCAATGTTGTAAGATTTGCTGGCGATATAAACGTCAGTAAAATCACGATCAGTTCTTTAATTACAAATAAAAAATTTAATGTAAAGAACCAGCTTTTAACTATTCAAGTTTTTGAAGACATATTTTCACCATTTATTACAGGCAATTTAATCTTTAGAGAATCAGTAGATTTTGCCAGCAATTTTCCATTCGTTGGTGAAGAAGTTGTAGATATAGAATTATTTACACCATCATTAAATGAGTCCAATCCACAAGAAGGTGTTATTAAAGGTAGATTCTATATCTACAAAATGGCAGATCGTGAAGAACTGGCAAATAGGAATACTGTTTATCAGTTACACTTTATTTCAATAGAAGCTATCACTGATCTTAATGTAAAAATCTCAAAGGGATTTAGTGGTAAGATATCTGATATCGCAAAAGAACTTCTTGCGAATGAAGGCACACTGTCTACCAAGAAAAAACTTAATATTGAAGAAACGACCAATAAAACAAAATATGTTTCTAACTTCTGGTCGCCAATTAAAAACATTAATTTTATTTTAAATACTGCGCAAAACATAAGTAAGTCGCCTACATACATTTTCTATGAAAGTAGATATGGATTTAATTTTGTTTCATTGGATACATTAAATGAGCAGTCATCGTTTCAAACATTCCAACAATATGATATTAAACAAATTCCAAATGCATCTGGTGGATCGGATAGAGATTTAAATTTAGATTATAGAAAAATATCAGATTTAAGTATTCCAGTTAGCCATGACTACATGGATAAAGTCACTTCTGGTGTATATGGATCTACACTTCTGTTTGTTGATATTGCATCTAAACAATACTTTAATTTGAAAAACTCCATGTTTGATAACTGGGGTAAAGATACTGATGAATCGCGTTTAAATCAATATCCAATTTCTTCAAGAAAAATACTATCAACTTATCGATCAACGATGTATAATGATACCATTGAAGTAGGACTATTCAGTGATTATGAAGATGTTTCAAATGCAAGAGTTCGTCAAAAACGTATCTCGAGATTAAAACAGGCTGAGGCGCATAAAATACATATTACAGTTCCTGGAAGAACTGATTATACTTGCGGTCAAGTTGTGACAGTCATCAAGTATAAAGCAGAGCCAATAGCAAAAGACAAAAGTGACTCTAAAGAAATTTTAGATGGTATCATTAGCGGAAGATATTTAATAGCTTCGATTAACCATGTAATAGATATAGAAAAACATGAGTGCCACATGACATTAATTAAAGACTCAATGATCATTGATTTGAACAGAGGTACGACAACTTATGAATAAATTTTACACAGGTTGCGTAGAAGATAGAAACGATCCATTAAAGTTGGGTCGTTGTCAAGTACGTATTGTTGGTTTACACACTGAAGACAAAACAGTACTACCAACTAAAGATTTGCCATGGGCATTTCCAGTAACACCTATTACTTCTGCTGGTATTTCAGGTATTGGAACAGCACCACTTGGACCAGTGGAAGGTTCATGGGTTCTAATTATGTTCATGGATCCAGACGAGCAGATGCCAATTATGATGGGTACTCTCGGTGGGATCACACAGATTCCAAATGCTAAAGATGATCCAGCAAGACTTCAAATCGATAAAGTTGATGCTGATGGTTATATAAACCAATCTGCTGGAGATCCAACTGCAAGTGGCGGTAATGCCGCAGAAAATCTTCAAGACGGTAAAGTATATACAGATCCAAATGATATTATTGGACCACTGGCTAAACTTATTGCTCAAGGAGAATCAGGGAATGCTGGTTATGACGCATTTAATCGTGGCAGTGGAGCACCGAAGGGCACTGGGTCAGTAGGTGGCCAGAAGTTATCAATCTCTGAGATGACAATCAAAGAGATTATGGAAAGACAGGCACTCCAACCTGGAATGCCAGACAGATTATTTGCAGTTGGTAAATATCAGTGTATTCCTACGACACTTAAAGATGCTTGTCAGAAACTTAACATCGATGTAGAACAGACTTTCTCTCCAAACATTCAAGACATTATTTGTCAAGAATATTTGGTTGCACGTAAGCGTTCACGATTGATGGCGTATTATAGAAACCCTGATAAGAATAATGAGACTTTCTTAAAAGAAGCTGGTAGGTCTCTTGCTGCTGAATTTGCATCACTTGAAGATCCAAACTTTCCTGGGTTTCCATATGGTGGCGAGCAGGGAACATATTATAAAAACAAAAATAAAGTAAAAACCAGTTGGTCAACTGTTAAAGAAACTTTAATTCAAGAATGGGAATTTAGGAATGACCCTAAAATTCCTTCACCAACTGTAACTGTAGCTGCTGGTGATAAAATTGAACAAGGTACAGACTACACTGGTGTTCAGAAATTAGTTCCCAAAGATGATTCAAAGTTATCTCCTCCAACACCTTCTGCTGGTGATAGTTTTGTAGGTGGTCTTATTGGAGCAGCACTACCTGACATTGCTGGTGGTGGGTTTGGTGATTTATTGGGTGATTTTGGAGATTTAGGCGATTTCGGTCTTGGAGATTTAGCATCACTTGGTGATTTAGAATCTCTTGGTTTAGATTTTCAAGGAATTGCTGATCTTGGTCTTGGAAGTTTAGCTGATTTGGGATTAGGAGATCTTGGTAGTCTTGGAGATCTTGGTGGGTTACTTGGAGATATGGGTCTAGGTGGACTGGCCAATCTTAATACAGATTTAATTAGTTCTGTAACTTCTTTAACAACACAGTTCTCTGAATTAACAAGTTCATTCAATTTAGATGGTCCACTTACCAATATTTTAGCCAGCACAGGTAATGGTGGGTTCAATTTAAATTCATTAGTTGGAAATGCAACAGGTTTAAATGTTAATGGTGTAGACATAAATGGTTTAGTATCAAAAGCCACTGGTATTAATGTTAATAATTTGGTAAGTCAAGCCACCAATGGTTTGAATGTTAATAATATTATCGGTCAAGCCACCAATGGTTTGAATGTTAACAATCTAATCAACCAAGCAACTAGTGGATTGAATGTTGGTGGATTTAATGTGGCCAATTTAGCCAATCAGGTAACTGGTGGCACTGGACTTAATCTTAATAATATAGTTGGAAACGTAACAAATGGTTTAACTGGCGGTACATTTAATCTCAATAATGTAGTTGGACAGTTTACTAATGGTTTGAATGTTAATAACATTATTAGTCAGTCGACTGGGTTAAATCCAAATACTCTACTTAATCAATTTGGCGGTTCAATAAATCAGATTGCATCAAACCTTGGTATTCCAAATATATCTGGTTCTGTTACTGGTCTTATTGCAAAACTTGGGTTGGTGAATCCAAATGCAAATTCATTAGTTGCAGAACTTACTAGAATTGCTGGATCATCTACTGGTCAAGCGACTTCAATATTAACTAGGTTAGAACAAGAACCAACTATTCAGCTTCCAGAAGTTATTGGTGAGACTAAACCAGACGGCACTATTAGCACAGGAAGTAACGTAGATCCAAATCTTGGATTCCAAGATCCAAATGGTCAGTATCCAAGATATAAGAATGAGCAAGATACAAATCGTTTGGCTCATGGTAACAATCTTGGAAGAACAATTGTCATGGAGAAAGAAGCTGCGCAGAAATTAGATGTGCGCATTGCTAATGGTGGTACATGGGATCAATCACCAATTCCTTATAATGCGGTATATCCATACAATAAAGTTACTCAAACCGAATCTGGACATGTAGTTGAATTTGATGATACTCCAGGTTCAGAACGTATTCACTTCTATCATAGATCTGGTTCGTTTACAGAAACTGATGCTAATGGCACACGAGTTAATCGAATAGTTGGTGATGGATACGAAATTCTAGAACGTAATGGTTACGTTTACGTCAAAGGTGCATTGAATGTATCTGTTGATGGAGCATTAAATCTTCGTACAGATAACATTTTTAACTTAGAAGTCTCTGGTGCTGCAAACATTAATATTTACAACGATGCTAATGTTAATGTTAGTGGTAACACTAATATGGCTGTTGGTGGAACATTCAATCTAAAAGCCAACAAAATTAATATGGAGTCAGAAGGTCAATTTAATATTAAAGCTGGAACTGGTTTAAATATGCAATCTGGTAAAGATATGAATATCTATTCTGAAGGATCTGTATTCGTTGAAGCCGACAGTGATATTCATAATAAAGCAACTGGTGGTATATTTACTGAAAGCGATGAAGATATAAATGTTAAGTCTGGTGGGTTGATTAACCTTGATAGCGATTCAAGTACTAATATTAGTTCTGGAATGAAGGTTAACGTACAAGCAACTACTAACTTGAACTTAAAAGCAAATGTATATGCTACATTGAGTTCATTGGCTGCTGTTGATATTAAAGCCACTGGTTTGGTTAATATTGATGGTACACTTATTAACTTGAATAATGGTATTGCTACTGGCGCTGGTTCAGCCACTGCAGGTAGAGGTGCTAAGCCAGCTGGATATGCTGGACAGGCAGATATTGAAATTCCAATTGAAACTCGTGGAACTTCTGGTGTTGTTTCATTACCACAATTAAGTGTTCCTACCCGTGGATCAGAAACTGCATTCGAAACTAATGATAAGAGTGTTGGACGTGATGATCTTGCAACTTATCGTGCAAATAGAATAGCAAAGAATGAAACATCTGCAGTTGATATTACATCAGATACTTTCGCTAAAGATGTTGCTAAACCATCTGGAACTTCTTCTGGTGCAGTAATTGTTAATGTTTCAACTATTAAGAATATGTCTCCAGATGCATTTAATGCAGGTATGAGATTATCAAAGAATTGGACACTCGGTGAGTTGACTAAAGGTGGAACTAGAATTCCAAAGATGACTTATATTGTTCCTTCCTCTAAAGGTGGACCAAGAGATACTAGCCTTACTCCGCAAGATATTGTTGCTAACTTAAAAATCTTGTGTGATAATATTCTTGAACCAATTACTGAAGAGTATGGTAAGAATTCATTCACTATTACTAGTTGCTTCAGAAGATGTTCCAATGGACCAAATGATCCAGGAGATCTAGGATTGCGAGATTCAAGTGGGAACTTTATTCCAGAGCATGGTGATCATGTGAAGGGAAGTGCTGTTGATATTACGTTCAAAGAAGGTAAGGCTAAAACTTATTCTGTATGTAAAGAATTACCAACTGTATTGACAAGTTGGAATCAGTTGATCATGGAATATGACAGAGGTGGTTCAGCTTATTGGATCCATGCTTCTATCAAACAGAATGGAAATAATGGCCACTGCTTCAGTATGAATAATCATAAGATGTGTGTGGCTTCTGTCAACTCAGGATTTGTGTTAGTATAAAATGGCACTAAAAATAACTCAGTCTAATCTTGTTGGGTTTGAGGTAATCCCAGGAGACGAACTAGATGTAATTAGAGCAGGAACTGGTGGAGAGGATGGCTCTGGTGGTACAATACCTCAGACTTATTTACCAACAGTTTACGAATCAATGCCGTATTCTATTGATTTAACATTCGAGGGATTATATGCAACACCAACTGAACCACCAACTTATACAACTTTACCAGCAACTCTGGTAACTACTACCTTTAATTGGGCTTCTGTTGGATTAATATACACACCATTAACTGTTAATAGTATTAGGATATCTGGTGCATCATCTTACGACTTCAATACTCAATATTATAATTTTGTTAAACCAGATTACAATACTCAAACATTACCACCACCAACATCGCCTCCATTTAATTTGATATATGAATATAGTCTACCAACTAATAAATCACAAAAACTTACATATGCTAGTATTTTTGTTACAATTCCCCCAGATCCACTTGACTCAATTCCTATAGGTATTATAACAGTTGATATGGAACAATGGATTCATTGGTCATTCGCAAGTGCTAGAGCGAAAGTTTTATTCTTAAAAGCAAATGGTAGTATTCCAACTAACCTACCACCAAAAGTATAAAGGATTTTAATAATGTTTGCAGTTTCAAGAGTTACGGATACAGTTGCTTCTCCGACTGGCACAGGTTGGAAATGCCTAATGCCAACTACAACATCAATTATTGGTCCAGGAGTTCCAACTGTATTGGTGAACTATTTGCCAATTTGTGTTTCAGGAGATGCAGTAATGCCTCATCTGGGTGCTTTTTGTAAACCAGACATATCATTTGTAATTGGCACTAGTCTTACAGTGCTTTCTGGAGGGTTTAGACCAGTTGCAAGTATTGGCGATGAGGCATTTGGATCGGATTTACCAAACTTTATAATTAGAGGTTCTTTCAATGTTCTTGTTGGTTAATTACTAAATAAGTATATGGCAAGAAATACAAGAACATTCACCGATCTAGATCTAAATTTTCTGGCTCATCCAGTCACTAAAGACGTGACTGCCAAAACAGATGAACAGGCAGTTAAGGCGTCAATACGTAATTTGATTTTAACATCAAACTACGAAAAACCATTTCACCCAGAGATTGGCTCTCCAATTAAGTCATTATTATTCGAACCAGCAACTCCTCTGTTGCCAGTTCTTATTAAAAAGGCTATCAGACAGACTATTGAGAACTTCGAGCCGAGAGCTAGATTGACTGACATAATTGCAAATTTAAGCGCAGACAATAATGATGTTTATGTAACCGTAGAATTCACCCTAATTAATACTACAACTCCAATTAGTGTTAATTTGGTACTTAACAGAACGAGATAAGATATGGCAATCGAAAGCAAAAGAATCCAAGTTAGTGAGCTAGACTTCGATCAGATTAAAACTAACCTAAAGAATTTTCTTAAAGGTCAAAATCAGTTTTCTGACTATGATTTTGAAGGTTCTGGCCTTTCAGTTCTTCTTGATGTTTTAGCGTACAACACGCATTATAATGCACTTTACACAAACTTGGCTGTCAATGAGATGTTTCTTGACTCAGCCAGTAAACGTGCCAGTGTAGTTTCGATTGCTAAGTCTTTGGGCTATACCCCACAATCAGCTACATCAGCTAGAGCAATTGTTAATATGGAAGTTACCAATCCAGGATCTACTCCATATTCTTTAACGCTTCCACAATATTCTCCATTCACAACTGTTATTGATGGAAAATCTTATATCTTTTATAACACTTCTGAAGTAACAATTATTCCTCCAAATAATATCTATACGTTTGCTGATTTAGAATTAGTTGAAGGAACACCAATAACCTTTAAATATACAGTTGCTGATGGACAGCAATATATTATTCCAAATACTAATGCGGATATGTCTACTTTAAAAGTTCGTGTTCAAGAGTCTTCAAACTCAGACATGTTCACTACATTTTATCCAGCAACTTCTTTAGTGCAACTTGCATCAGACAGTAATGTATATTTCTCTAAAGAAATCGATAATGGTTTATATGAAATTGTTTTTGGTGATGGTGTAGTATCCTCTGCTCTGACAAATGGTAATATAGTTCACTTAGATTATTTTATCACAAAAGGATCTGTTGCTAATGGTGCACGACAATTCTTATATGCTGGAACAACCCTAATCGGTGGTGTTCCTGTAATTACAACTACAAGTCCAGCTTCTGGTGGAACTGAGTCTGAAAGTATTGACAGTATTAAATATAATGCACCAAGATTATATGCTGCGCAGAATCGTGCAGTTACGCCTGATGATTATAAAGCATTAATATATGGGGCATTTCCTTATATTAAATCTGTATCAGTTTGGGGTGGCGAGGACAATAATCCTCCAGTTTACGGTAGAACTTATATCTGCGCTAAACCAACCAATGCCATCAAATTAACAAACCAACAAAAGTCTGATATCACAACTACGTTGCTTTCTTCTAGGAGTGTAGTTTCAATAACACCTGTTATTGTTGATCCAGAATATATTAATATTTCTCTAGATGTTACAGTTTACTATAACGATAGAAAAACTACAAAAACTGTTTCTCAAATCTCTGCATTAGTTATTGATACTATTTTTGCTTACGATGATACAAATCTACAGAAATTTGATGGAGTATTTAGATACTCTCAATTGAGCCGTTTGATTGATTTGGCTGAACCTTCTATTGTAAGTAATATCACAACAGTTCTACTCCGTAGAAAAGTATCACCTCGTTATAATGTTTCTGCTGAATATACAATCAATTTAGTTAACCCAATTTTCTCAGCTGGTGTTCCTGAAGGTGCAGTAACTTCAACAGGTTTTTATATTAAAGGTAGTGAAGAAATTCACTATCTACAAGATGATGGTGTTGGTAATATTCAACTATATTATATTATTGCATCAAACGCAGCCACGACTGGTACAACTAAACTTATCGTAAATCCAAAAATTGGAACTGTTGATTATGCTGGTGGTATTCTAAATATTAAGAATTTAAATATTACTGCATTGGGAGATATAGATTTTGAGATTTCATTTAAACCCCAATCAAACGATGTTGTTTCTGCTTATACACAAATTGCTGAAATTGCACGAGATCATTTAACTGTTACTGCCATTGCCGATAAAACATCAAATGGTGATCTACGTGGCGGAAAGAATTATACATTTACTTCTAGCAGAAACTAATGATTACCAGACCTAAAGTATCTTCCCTGTTACCATCACAGGTTCCTGAGTTTGTCAGGGAAGACTACACAACATTCGTTGAATTCCTAAAAGCGTATTATGAATTCTTAGATCAAAATTATGATACGAATTTCACTACACTTAGAGATTTAGATAAAACTCTAGACTCATTTATTGATCAGTTTAAAAACGAACTTGCAATAAATTTACCATATAGTGTTGTAAATGAAAGATTTTTATTAGAAAAAATTAAAGATCAGTACCTCGCTAAAGGTTCTGAGGCATCTTTTAAGTTATTATTTAAAATTTTATTTGATAAAAAAGTAACTGTAGAATATCCATCAAAACAAATTCTTCGTGCATCTGATGGTAAGTGGAATCAAGACGTTGGTGTTTTTGCCAGAGTTAATGCTGGCAGTCCAGATGATATTGTTGGTAAGATTGTTGATGTAGTTACTCCAACTAAAATTCTAAGAGTTCAAGTTGATAAAAGGCAGTATGTTGAGGTTGAGGTTGATAATGTAACTCAGATTTCTGGTGATATCTATGAATTTTATATCGATCGTAGATTCTTTGGTAGTATCAATATTGGAGATTCTCTCCGCTATGCAGATACTTTTGAAGCAACCATAGTACCAACAACAGCAAAAATTGAAATACAAAAACCTGGAAAGAAGTTTAAAGTAGGTGATTTATATCCTATTAAAAATGGTAATGGTAATGGTAGTATATTAAAAATATCTAGAGTTAGTGCTACTGGTGGCATTGAAGCTGCTGAATTTGTTAGATATGGCATTGGTTATGAAACAGATTTTACTGCAAACATAATTCCAATATCTGGGACATCTGCCAACTCAAATTTATCTAGTAGTTTAACAATCTCTGGTGTTAGTCCAAATTATAGCATTGGGTTCAATGAATCTACCGATGGATTTTTTGAACAGGGTATTATCAATATAACAGATTATACTGAAACTGGTGAATACTGGGATGGTACATATTCTGGGCAAATTATTCGTGAGTTCTTTGTTGATAACAAATACTCAGTTCTAGATCCAGATGAACCTGCATATGTTAAGATTAATCTTGGTGCATTAGCAAAATATCCAGGATACTATACTACTAATGATGGTTTCTTGGATGATGCTATTTTTATTCAAGATAGTCGTTATTATCAGGCATTCGCCTATGTTCTTAAGATTGATGAGAGATTAGATACATATCGTTCTGCAGTTAAAACTTTAGTTCACCCAGCTGGTATGGCTTTGTTTGGTGAGTTTGATATCCGAAACGAATTTGATGCTGGAACATCTTTAGAATTTGCATTAAGATACCTTTTTGTTGCATTTCAAGATGAGCAGTTTATTGCAGACAATATATCTACAAAATTCTTAAATAAGACTCTAATATCAGGGCATTTAATAAATGATAATGCAACACCAGAGCAAGAAGAAGCAATTCCTACTGATGTAAATTTCATTGAAACATCTAAGTTAATAAACAACACAACTAGTAATTATGATGATGATGTAGAACCGAATGAAGTCTTCCCAGTAGAATCTCAATATTTAAATGCAGATGGACTAACATATAGAGATGGTATTAGCATAATTGATTTTAGTAAGCATGTTCAATCTGCTTACTTAAATGATGGAGTTACGTTAGATACCAATTTGGTAACAATGTTGGAAGATCCAGCAATAACTTTATCAAAACCTCTGCAGGATTCTTTCTCTATGGCGGAGACTATTTCGGCAATAGATATGTCGAAACTGCTATCATCTGGGCATTTAATAAATGATAATGCAACTACAGATTCTGAATCAGTAACTCCAACAGAGAGTTACGTAAGTTTACTATCTAAGCCGTTGGGCTCTCAATTACTTTACGATGAAATTACCACAGAAGATAGTAATGTTTCTATGGATACTATTCCAGACGCTTCTACTATTCTATTCAGTAAACTAGTGAATGATACTTTACTTTATGATGGTGTTACACTAGATGACAATACATTCACTGTAACTGAAGATGACTATTTAAATGCAGATGGATTAACTTACCGAAAAGGTATTAGCACATTCGCTATTACTAAGGTATTTAATTCGCCTATTTACGACCACTATTTGTATGATGGTGCAGTTTTAGATACGGATACAGTTGCGCCATCTGAATCTATTTCAGCAATAGATATGTCTAAATCGCTATCTACACATTATTTGTATGATGGTGTAACGAACGATAATAACGAAGTACCTATTTCAGACACTACTGGAACAGATTCAGCACGAACTGTTCCATATATTGTCCTAAATAAGTCTATTACTAACATAACCACGAATTACGATGGTGACTTAGATGATGAAACAATTACTGTGACTGGTGGAGGAGGAAATATATGGTTCAACCCATATTCTGAACCTTATCCTGTTGCACAATCATACTTTTTAAACGATAGCGGAAACTATGTTGAAGGTGAATCCGCTTTTACTGGATAATTACCACAAGGAGAATCTTATGAACTTAAAAGAAAATTTAAAAGCTACTGGTGAACTTACAATTTCTGTTTTCACCCAAGACGGAAAATTAAAAGAATCCAAGAAAGTTCCAAACTTAGTTGTTACCGTTGGTAAAAACTATATTGCTAGTCGTATGGCTGGGACTGCTTCTACTGTTATGTCTCACATGGCAATTGGAACTGGAACTGGAACTCCAAGCGTAGGAAACACTACTCTAGGAACTGAAGCTGGTCGTGTTTCATTGGCATCATTTACTGCTTCCACAAATACTGTTACTGCAACAGCAACATTCCCAGCTGCCACTGCTACTGGTGCTATCACTGAAGCTGCAATCTTTAATGATGGATCATCTGGTACTATGCTTTGCCGCACAACATTCCCTGTTGTTAATAAAGCTGCAGGTGATTCTATCGCTATCACTTGGGTTGTTACTGTAAGTTAATTAAAAGAAAACACAAATGGCTACATCTTCTTTAATGAAGACCTCTCTGCATAATTCTATTGCAGATGGTTTATATACTGAGATTATAACAAACTATTCAAGATATTATTATTTCTTGGGGAGAACTCTCACGTGGGAAGATGAGCTAACACCTCCAGAGCCAGTAGATAGTTATGCTTATGATTTACAAACTCGTAATGAAATTATCACAATGAAAGCGATTAAAGCTACTGACGTAGCTTATGTTGTTAATCGTATTGATTGGACTAGTGGAACAGTTTATGATCATTTTGACGATCAGTATTCAACTGAAGTCCAAGGTGTTAATTTAACTGATGGTGGATTTAGTTATGGTTCTGCGCCAAATGTTTACATTGGTTCAGAAGGTGCTGTACTTTGGGTTCCAAATACTGCATATGTTTATGGAGATATGATTAAAGTTTTAGCCAGTGGTAAAGTTTACATAGTTACTAATACAGGAATTACTGGATCTACTGCTCCAAGTCATACCACAGGATCTCAATTAAATGGAACGGCATCTTTAGATTATGTAAATCATAATGATGCTGGTGGATCTGGTGCAACGGCAGAATCTACTGTTCTTGATGGTTCTGTTATTGACATTAGCTTAACCAATCGTGGTAGAGGATATATTTCCAATCCATCAATTACAATTATTGGTGGTGGCGGTGGTGGCGCAATTGCAACTGGTGTAGTTACAATTGCTGCTTCTGGAACGCAGAAAGTGGAAAATTCTCAATTTTATGTTGTCACTGATGAATTCAATGTGTATCAATGTATTGATAATAATGATGGAACTCCATCAGTGATAAAACCAACTGGAACTTCTATTGATGTAGTCAAAACTAGCGATGACTATATTTGGAAATTTCTTTACAATATACCGATCGCTTTAAGAAATAAATTTTTTACAGATTCTTACATGCCAGTTCTAACTGCATTAAGAGATCAATTTTATTCTTCTGGAACTTTAAAAACTATCCGTATTAATCAAGCAGGAAGTGGATATAGTTATGGAACTATTACGATACAGGGGGATGGTAATTCTTCTGGAGAAGCATTATATTTAACTGATCATTCTTTCACTGCTGGTGGTTCTGGTTATTCAACACCAACTATTTCTATTGATCCTCCATTCAATGGGGTATCTCCATGGCTTTCTCAACAATCTCCTATTGTTGGTCAGTATTTAAGTTATGGTAATAATATATACCTAGTTTCAGTTGGTGGAACTACATCAACAGTTGGTCCAATTCATCGTTTTGGTACAGTAGAAAATGGAACAACTGCATTAACATATGCTGGCACTACAGTTACAGCAGAAGCTGTTGTAGAAGATGGCGAGATTACTGATCTTATTGTATATGGTATGTTAAGAGACATACAAATTCTTAGTGGTGGCTCAGGATACACTCAAGCACCAACAGTTTATTTTGATGGTGGTGGCGGTTCAGCTGCCTCAGCAACAGCAGTATTACAAAATGGATCAATAATTCGTGTAATCATCACAGATCCAGGATATGATTATATAACTGCTCCAGATATTACATTCGGTACTTCATGGGCACCATCAACAAGTGTTAGTATTGGTGATCAGATTTATTATTCAACTAGACTTTATACTGTTACTGGTTCAGGAACTACTGGTGTTACTGCACCAGTACACTTGTCTGGATCAGCATCAAATGGTACTGCAACCCTAGATTATGCTGGAGCTCAGGCAACTGCAAGTACTTTGATTAAATATGGGGCTGGTTACTCAGATATTCCAACAATTACTATTACAGAAGAACTTGGTGAAGGCGCAGCATTTTATTTCACTGGCATAAAATCAGAAGCTAAATTAATACCAATTTTTGCAGCAGATACTTTGGGACAAGAGTGGCAAGATAGCACCACATATACCTTAGGGTTAAAAGTTTGGTATAGTAATAGATTATATACAGTAATAACTGGTGGTATCAGTGGGGTTGTTGAGCCAACTCATACAGCAGGTTCAATAACTAATGGTACTTGCACGTTTAGATTTGAAGGTTATTTTGGTCAATTGATTGGTGTGCAAGTTGATGATCCAGGAGTCGGATACACTTATGCCAATTTGAGTATCACTGGCGATGGCGAAGATGCAGAAGTTGTTGCAGACTTATCTCCAGGTGATGTTAATACTCTTCAAGCAAATATTGAATTACTAACTGTAGATGGTAAAATATTAAACTGTCCAATTATTTCAAGTGGTTATGGTTATGGCTTTGCCACAGTTACAATCACTGGAGACGGCACTGGTGCTGTAGCAGAAGCTATTATTAGTAATGGTGCAATTGAACGTATTAATATTACTAGCAGTGGATCTGGATATCGTAAGGCAACTGTTACCATTACTGGTACAGGATTTGGTGCACAGGCAAGAGCAATTATTGGTCCATATGGTGGATATGGAAAAGAAGCGCTAAATAATTTATACGCTCGCACATTAATGTTCTATAGTAATATTTCTCAAGATAGGAATCAGGGATTTAATGTAAATAATGACTATCGTCAGATTGGTATTATTAAGGGACCAAGGCAATATTCAAACACTCAACCATTGACTCTTATTTTAGCGTCGGCATGCTGGGTTATTTCTGGTGTAGCAAACCCTACCCTCTTCCCAATAGATTCTATCATTTATAAAACTAGTGATTCTACTAGATTTAGAATTGTTACTAATACGGGATCATCATTGCTACTTCAATCCATGGACAACGCATTAATTACAACTGGAGATGCATTTACTAATGATAACTCAGATTTATTCGCATCAACTTCAGTGACTCCTCCAAACGTAGATAAATATTCTGGAGACTTACTGTTTATCGACAATAAACAAGCGTTTACGCCTACAAATGATGAAGCAGTTACCCTTAGAACTGTTATTAGGTTCTAATAAATATAAAAGATTACTTACAGGATAGAGATCAACAATGTTAGATTTTAACACCGAACCGTATAATGATGACTTTGATGAAAACAATAAATTCTACAGAATTTTGTTTCGTCCAAGTTTTGCTGTTCAAGCCAGAGAATTAACTCAGCTACAAACAATTCTACAAAATCAAATTTCCCGTCAGGGTGACCACCTCTTTAAAGAAGGTGCTATGGTCATTCCAGGACAGATCTCTCTTGACACAAAATATAATTATGTTAAATTGCAGGTATTTAACTCTGCTGGTGATGTAACTGAAACATTCGTTTCTAATTTGCAAGATAAAACTTTGGTTGGAACATCTGGCATTACTGCCCAAGTATTAAATGTTGTAAGTGCAGAAGGCGCAGACCCAACTACGATTTACGTTCGTTATACATCCACTGGAGATGATAATACTACAAAGGTTTTTGCTAATGGTGAGATATTAACCGCAACAGATGACAGTTATACTGTAACTGCTTATGCCTCAGGTGCTACTGGGGTTGGTTCTGCTGCAACTGTACAACGTGGTGTTTACTATGTTAATGGTTTCTTTGTTCTTTGTGACACGCAAACAATTCTTCTGGACAAATATACTAATAATCCTTCTTATCGTATTGGTCTAAATGTTATTGAATCTAAATTAACTCCAGAAGATACTGGATATGAGATGCTTCTGGACAATGCTCAGAATAGTTTTAACTATGCTGCTCCAGGTGCTCATCGTTACTTTATTGATTTAATTCTAACTAAACTTGCTGAAGATTCAGAAGAAGATGATGGTTTTATTGAACTCTTATCGACGACTGAAGGACAAGTTAAACGTGAAGTTACTAAAACTGCTTATGCAGAAATTGAAAAAACACTGGCTCGTCGTACATATGATGAGTCTGGTAATTATACAATTAAACCTTTTGCACTCGATGTTCGCGAGCATCGTAGCAATGAACGTGGTCAGTGGTTAGAGAATACTGCTTATTTAATTGGCGACGTAGTTACTAATGGTGGAATCACGTACGCTGCTAAGAATTCTGCAACTTCAGTTAATATTCCTCCAACACATACTAGTGGAACATCTTATGATGGAACATCTTCTAGTGGTGTAAATTGGGAATATAATTTAAAACCAACATATAATCGTGGTATCTATACCCCAGAAAATGGTGGGGATGAAGCTAAATTAGCTATCGGTATGGAGCCAGGAAAGGCATACGTTCAGGGATATGAGATCGAAAAGATCGCAACTGAATATGTTACTGTTGATAAAGCAAGAACATCAGTTCAAGTTACTGATAGTTATCTAAATACTCCACTTGGTAATTTTGTTTACGTAACAAATATTAACTCATTACCGCCATTCGATTCAACGACTGGCTGCCCAAAGATTATAATCTATAATAGATTCACTTCTTCTGTTGGTGTTGCTCCAACAAGTGCAACCGCAATTGGTACTGCTCGTGTTCGTGGTATTGAATGGCACAGTGGCACTATTGGCCAGCAAACAGCAGTATACAAATTATATCTATTTGATGTAAGTATTACTTCTGGTTATGATTTTGACCGCGACGCAAAGGCATTCTATTATAGTCGTTCAGATACTAATTTAAACTTTACTGCTAATGTTAATGCAGTAACTTTAAATTTAGTGGGTTCAGCAACAACTTATAGCAGCTATCCAACTAAAGGTGCTTCTACTTCATTGACTGGTATTGGCTCAGCATGGTCGGGTGGCACACTAACAAGCCCAGCACTTAAAGTTGGTGACTATATTTACGTAGGTTCTTCAGCAAATATCCGTAGAGTAGTAACAGTTACTAGTAATGGAGTTATCGTTGTAGATTCTTCAGTTACTGTTGATGGTGGAATTATTAGTTTAGTTAAAACTAAAATGCAAGAGCCAACAAACAATACTCTTATCTTCCCACTACCAAACTACGCTATTAAATCTGTTCGTGATGCAAGTTCCGCAAAACAGATTATTTACTATGGTATGCAATACCTTAGTGGGACTACTGGTTCTGGTTCTGGTGGTTCTTGTACTCTAACTATTAATACTACTGCTGGTGTATTTGCAGAATCTACAGAACCAGATAACTATATTGTTGTTTGGTATGATGCAAGTGCAGGCGGTGTAGTTGTTTTACCAACTTCTATTAGTGCAGGTGGTTCTTCATCTATTACATTCACTCTTCCAGATACTTACGCTTCTTCTAACTTTATTGTAATGGCAACAATTAAGAAGATTGGTTCTGATGGTGGTGAAAAAACTAAAACTCTACAAACAACTACTCAAACATATACTACTCAAGCAACAGCTACGAAGGCTATCTTGTCATTGGGTAAAGCTGACGTATTTCGAATTAAATCCATTATGATGGATACTGGAAATTTCACTAGTCCGAGTGGTACTTATGGTATTAGCATCTATGATCGTTACGACTTCGATAATGGTCAACGTGATGAATACTATGATGTAGGTAGATTGTTCCTAAAGCATTCTTATTCAGCACCTACTGCTCCAATCTCTGTTGAGTTTGAGTATTTCTCTCATTCATCTGGCGATTACTTTACAATCAATTCATATCCAGGAACAGTTCGTGTAAACGATATTCCTTCATATAATGGCATTTCATTGCGTGATGTATTAGATTTCCGCCCTAGAATTGGTGACGCTGGAACAATATTCTCTGGTTCTGGTTCATCATTCTCAATGCCACCTAAACGTGGTCAAGATATTACGGTAGATTATTCATACTACCTATCTCGTAAGGATAAAATTGCAATTAGTCGAGATGGTTCATTCTTTAATGTTGCGGGTGTTCCTGCCTTAGTTCCAGGTGAACCATTAGATCCTGCAATTGGTATGGTTCTTTATAAACTGTCACTTGAGCCATATACTTTTGGCACATCAAACGCTAATATTATTGTTGATCAGGTTGACAATAAGCGTTATACCATGCGTGATATTGGTAAACTAGAAAAACGTATTGATAATTTAGAGTACTACACATCTTTGTCTTTACTAGAACAAGAAACTAAAGGGTTGTCAATCACTGATGCCAATGGACTTGAGAGATTCAAGAATGGTTTTATTGTTGATTCGTTTACTGGACATAACGTAGGTAATGTACTATCCCCAGACTATCTCTGCTCTGTTGATATGCAGAATGGCGAATTACGTCCATTCTATAATATTAATAATGTAAATTTGATTGAAAGCATCTCAAACGATAATGATCGTACCACTGCTGGTTATAAAGTTTATGGAGATCTTATTACGCTTCCTGTTACTGATCATATTCCTTTGGTTAAGCAACAATATGCTTCTCGTATAGAGAACATTAATCCATTCGCAATCTTTACTTTCTTGGGTGATATTAAACTTAACCCATCATCTGATGATTGGTTTGAAACACAACGTGCTCCAGATATTGTTCGTAACGTAGAAGGTAACTTCAATACTATTGCAGCACTTGCAACTCAGGCTGGTATTCTTGGAACTATCTGGAACGCATGGCAAGTTAACTGGATAGGTCAATCAGTTCCAGTTGGTGGAGCATTGATTCAATATACAACAGGCGATAACTGGGCGTCACGTGGGTACATGGGTGATACTACTGGATCTAATGTTGGATCTGGTGCAGCAGTCTATCTTGATGTAAATGAATTTAATAATCGTTTTGGTGGTGGCGGAAGTGGTCCAGCACGTCAGGTTTTTGTCTCGACTACTGCACAAACTATTTCTAGATCTAGACAAGGTGTTAAATCTACACTTGCAGTTCAGATGGAACGTCAAGTTGTTGACGACAAAATAATTTCAACTACGTTAATTCCTTACATTCGTAGACGTAACGTGTTGGTTCAGGTTAAGAAATTAAAACCAAATACAAGATTTTATCCTTATTTCGATGATATTTCCGTAAGTGCATATTGCACCCCATCTTCTTATATTACATATACACTGCCGTCTTTAACATCAACAGATTTTGAAACATCAAAGAATTCAGGTAGCCTAGCTTCTGAAACAGCACGTACTATTGATACTAATTCTGGTGCGTTTACTGCTGATGCTGCAGGTAATACTTGTTTGAATATTGGTGATGTTATTACTGGTGCATCTTCTGCTGCAACTGCTGTAGTTGTTGGCAGAGAATATGATTCAGATACTGGAATTAGAAGACTTCACGTAATGAACATAAAGGGAACTTTTACTGTAAGTGAAACAATCTCTGGTTCTATTTCTGGTGCTGTTGGTACTGTTACTGCTCGCGAAAGTAATAAAACTCAAGGTGGTAATTTAATTACTAACGGTAGTGGTGAACTAAACTTTGTATTCTTTATTCCAGATAATGATAATATTAAGTTCCGTACTGGTACTCGTGAGTTCAAACTTCTAGATGTTAGCACTGTTAATGGTCAACAATCATCTTCTGCTAAAGTTCAATACGAAGCAAAAGGTATCCTAGAAACTAAACAACAGACTGTTCTTTCTATCCGTAACGCACACATTATTCAAGAAATTGTTAACGAGAATGATACTGTTACTAAAACCATTGAACGTGTTGCCCGTGATACTGGTTGGTATGACCCATTGGCTCAGACTTTCTTGGTTCAATCCAAGGGTGGCGCTTTCTTAAGTAAAGTAGATATCTTTTTTGCAACTAAGGATAGTAAACTTCCAGTAACATTGCAAATTCGCGATGTTGTAAATGGATATCCAGGTAAACGTATTCTACCATTCTCTGAAGTCACATTGAAATCAGAGCAGGTAAATATCTCTAGCACTACTGTTGCAATGACAGATGGTTCTGGAACAAACTATCCTAAGTATGACACTCCAACTACGTTCACGTTTCCATCTCCTGTATATGTTCAGGATGGAGGTGAGTACTGTATTGTATTGGCTTCTGATTCAAGCAACTATAAAGTTTGGATTAGTCAGATGGGTGATCAGATCCCAGATTCTTCAAGAACTATTTCTGAACAACCTTATGCTGGCGTTCTATTCAAATCACAAAATGCTTCCACTTGGACAGCAAACCAAGATCAAGATTTGAAGTTTACTGTTTATCGTGCTAAATTTGATATTCTTGCACAGGGTAGCGTTGTATTTACAAACGATGTTCTACCAATGAAAGTTATTGACCTAGATCCTTTCCAAACTGTATCTGGAACTAACAAGGTTCGTGTTTGGCATCGTGATCATGGATTATTTGTTAACTCTAAAGTTACTTTAGATAATCTAGATACTACAGTTTATGCTGGAACTACTTCTTCTGGTGGAACTATTACTTGCTCAACATCAAGTACTACAGTTACTGGTATTGGTACATTGTTTATTGATGACTTCACTGCTTCTGGTGCCGCACTATTCCGTGCATCTGATGGTAAGTGTATCGGTATCGTTGATCATGTGACTAATGATACTACTTTAGTATTGAAAGCAACTGCTTCAGTTACAATAAGTTCTGGAGTTGCATACAAATATGCTCTTCCAGTAAATGGAATTCCAGTAACAGAATTGTATAAAGATGTTCTTGGCGCAACGATTACGCATAACATTACTGATGTTGATTTAGATTCTTACGTAATTGAAGTTACAAGTAATGCAGATACTACTGGCTACACAGGTGGAGAAACTGTTCGTGCTGGACATAACGTAGTCTATGATATCGTTCAACCAAGCGTTCAGGCACAAAACTTCTCAGATACACGTTGTGACTTTACGCTGAAGACTACTTCTGGTAAATCAGTTGATGGTTCAGAATCTCCTTATGTTGTTGGAGATTATTATGGTGTCATCCCGAATGATAGTAACTATCTCTATGCACCAGCTGTTGTTGCTTCAACTGTTAACGAAGATGCATTTGTAAGTCAGAAATCTGTTTACTTGCAAGCTGCAATTTCAACCACAAATGATGCTCTATCTCCTATCATTGATACGCATAGAACTTCATTGATTGCAATTTCTAATAAGTTAAACAAACCACGTGAAGATAATATCAATGTGGCTGAACTTGATAACGTAACTTTATTCACTGGTGCAACTGGTGCTTATAGTTTCGCAGGTTCAACAATCACTACTAGCAATGCTACAGTTGCGGCACTGATTCAAACTGTTTCTGTTGGTAAGTATATTACAGTATCAAGCGCAACTACTGCGGGTAACAATGGTACTTATCTAGTTACTGGCGTAGCTGGTGATGGTGCATCTACTGGGACTATTACTATTAGTGGAACTTTCGCAAATAATGAATCCGCAGCTTCTGGTACTAAAGTTCAGTTGAGAAACTTATTCGTTGATGAAATTGCTCCAAAGGGTAGTTCTTCTATTAACAAGTATATATCCAAAGCAATTAAATTGGCAAACCCTTCTAACTTCTTTAGAATTCGTTTGGCAACTAACTGCCCGAATGAAGCTGATGTATTGGTCTATTATAAGACAAATCCAGTTGGCACTACTCGTGACCTAGAGACAGTTAACTGGACTTTAACTAGCCCAGATACACCCATTAAGAAGGTTCAAAATGGTGGTGGTATTTTCTATGATGTAGATTATTCTGAAGATGGTTTAGTTCCTTTCGATGCAATTGCAGTCAAGATTGTAATGCAGTCTACAAATAGTTCTGCTGCGCCAAGGATTAGAGATCTAAGAATTATTGCTTGCGTATAATATGACAAAATTTTTGAAAGTTGAGGGAAATGCTGGATTAGTCAGGGATACTGACACTCTAGCAATCCTAAATACTAATAGTTCTGAGTATGAAAAATACGTCGCCCAGAGAGAATCTCTAAGATTAAGACAAGATGAGATGAATCGTCAGGCTTCCGAGATAAATAACATAAAAGAAGATTTGAGTGAAATCAAACAAATGCTTACAGCATTAATTAAAGATCGTATAAAAGGATAAGGAAACATGTCAACTATAACCTTAAGAGCGACTAAAGGGTCTCCACTTACCAATACGGAAGTGGACAATAACTTTAGTAATCTAAACACTGATAAAATTGAATCCACGTATAGTGGGGCACTGAATAGCCTTACTGGTGGTTCAGCTATCACTACAGTTAGCTCTACCACTGGTATTACTACAGGTGCATGGAAAGCAACGACAATTAGCCCACTTTATGGTGGTACTGGTGTTGCTCAGGCTAGTGCCTCAAGTACTTTAACGATCTCTGGTGCGTACGGAACTACACTTACTGTAAGCGGGACTACTTCTCTTACACTACCAACAAGTGGTACTCTAGCTACCCTAGCTGGTACTGAAACTCTTACAAATAAAACATTAACCTTTCCTTCGATCGATAACACTAAATTAGGTTATAGTACTACTGCTACTGCAGCTGGTACAACTACCCTATCTTCTACGAGCAATAACCAGCAATTCTTTACTGGATCTACTACACAAACTGTTCACTTACCAGATACTTCTACCTTAGTAGCTGGCGTATCTTATACGATCGTAAACCAAAGTTCTGGTGTTGTTACTGTTAGAACCACAAGTGGTACTAACCTTGTTTTTGCAGTTCCTGCTTCTACACAGGCTACATTCACTTGTATTAGTACAGCTAGTAATGCTGCTGCTTCATGGTACTATAATGCTGGTGCATCTGCTGGATCAACTAGTATTATTACTCTAGGTACTATTACTACTGGTACTTGGAATGCTACAGGTATTACAGTACCATATGGTGGTACTGGTTTATCATCTGCAACTGCTTATGCTGTTCTTTGCGGTGGAACTACTTCTACTGGTGCTTTCCAATCAATCGCTTCTGTAGGTGCATCAGGTACGGTATTGACAAGTAATGGTGCTGGTGCACTTCCTACTTTCCAAACAGCTGGTGGTGGTGTTACAGTTTCAGATGATACTTCAACTAATAGTAATTCAAGATATCCTCTATTTACATCAGCTACTTCTGGCTCTGTAAGCACAACAAACGTATCCAGCACTAAATTATACTATAACCCAAGTACTGGTACTCTAAATGCAACAAACTTTAACTCTCTATCTGACGAGACATTAAAGTCAAATATTACACCTATCGTAAATGCTACAGCTATTGTTCGTGCATTGAATGGTGTTGAATTTGATTGGACAGATACTGGCGATAAATCTTCTGGTGTTATCGCTCAGCAATTAGAAACTGTTTTACCGCACTTAGTTAATACAAATGAAGATGGTATTAAGTCTGTTAACTATCAGGGTATCACTGCTTATCTTATCGAAGCATTCAAAGAATTTGATCAAAGACTACAAAACTTAGAAGCAAAATAAAATGGCTTTCACAGAAAACGGCACTACCTTAATTAATGATTCAGGTGCATTATCACTAACTGGTTTAACACTTACCAGTACTGATAGGCTTAATGTGGGGATAACCGCAAAACTTCCAACAGCTACATTTCAAGGTGTTACTGCAGGATTTACGTCAGGTGGTTATGTTGGTCCAAAAAGTGCAGTTATTGATAAATTTACATTCGCTGCTGATAATACATCAACTAACGTAGGTAGTATTAGTCAGGCAAGATATAACATTGGTGGTAACTCTTCGGCGACGTTTGGGTATACTACTGGTGGTATTAATCCTTCTGATTCACAAAATACTACAACTATTGATAAATATCCTTTTTCAATATCAAGTGGAACTGGAACATCAGTAGGTGCATTAAGCACTGGTAGACAAGGTCTAGTTGGACAATCATCTATTCCATACGGATATGGTTGGAGTACAGGTGGTCAAACAGGAAGCGTAATTGATAAATTTGCATTCGCTTCAGATGGAAATGCTACTTCAGTTGGCACTATAACTGTTGCTAGATATACTGCAGCAGGACAATCATCGGCAACATATGGATATACCTCTGGTGGTGTTTCACAAGATAATTCCACTTACTATAGTACGATTGATAAATTCCCATTCGCTTCAAGTACAAACGCTACTTCAGTTGGATCTTTAGCAGTTAGTAGAAGGTATGGTAGTGGATTATCTTCCACTATTAGTGGTTATACTGCTAGTGGACAAATTGCATCAGCAACTTACAATACTATTGATAAATTTCCATTCGCAACAGATACAAACGCCACGGGAGTTGCTTCATTAGCTATTTCTAAATCTGGTGCTGCTGGTGTTTCATCAACAGATTATGGATATTCTGTTGGTGCATATCTTATTCCATCAACAACTGTTACATCACAAATAGATAGATTTGGTTTTGCTGCAGATACTTCTGGAATAATTTCTGGCGCATTATCACAGAAACGATACGCTTCATCAGGTCAACAGGTATAAAAAATGGCATTTACACTAACAACTCCAGTAACATCTATTGCTGATACTGAACCAGCAAGCTATTTTGATACTATCACCATAACTGGTGGTGCGCTTCAGATGACGCATACTGATCAGTTTCAGGGTACAAATTTTGGATATAATGCTCAGGGTAATACACGTTCTGGTGCTCCAGAACTAAACAACTATAAAATAATTGAACGATTTCCATTCGCCACGGATACAAACGCAACTACAGTTGGATCAACTTCTGAAAACAGCGCATATCGTGGATCTGGATGGTCGGCACCATCTTGTGGTTTCCATAGCCCTGGATATATTGGATTTATTGAAAAAGTACCATTCGCAACTAATTCACCTGTCATGGGTCAGTGGGCAGGAATTTGGCGTTTGACTACAAACACTCAACATTACGCAACTCCTAATTCCTCATTATCTCATGGTTATCTGAGTGGTGGAAGAAATCCAGGAAACTCAGGCACCGTGACTGATATGCAAAGATATCCATTCGCATGCGATTATAGTGCTATTTCTACTGGAGCATTAAACTATAATAGAGAATTTGGTGCTTCTGCGCAAAATACAACTAATGGATTTATCATGGGAGGTGGAATTGATAATACTGCTTCTAGGGTTACAACAGTAACATCATTCCCATTCGCAGCATCAACACCAACTAGCAATGTTGGTAATCTTGCTAATACTGTTAGTATTAGTACTGGGAATTCTTCAACTACTCATGGTTATTCTTCTGGTGGTAATGCTCCTCCTGGACCATCAGTTTCCACAATTACAAAGTTTCCATTCTCAGCATCTCCAGCTACTGGAACTACAGTTGGTAATTTGTCTGATACTGCATGGGGAAATCAAATTGGCATAAGTAGCACTCTGTACGGATATCACATGTTGGGTATCGGAAAAACCAATCCAAATCCGCCAACTACATCACCATTCAGTCAATGGTCTACTCAATACGAAAAATACTCGTTTTCAACAGATGGAAATGCTACTTCAGTTGGAAACTTAACAATGGGTAAGTACGGGTTTGCTAGTTGGCAAGATTAATTAGAGAAAACTAAAATGACATTCAAAAGATCAGGTACAGACATTTTTGACTCTAACAGAGTAATGTCAGCTGCAACACTTAATTTAATATCAAATACAGGAACAATTGAAGTTACTAATGCACCACCAGCACTGGGTACAGTTGCTGGGTATATTGCTGGTGGTAATGGTGCTTCAAATGTTATTGCTAGATTTCCATTCGCATCAGATACAAATGCTACTTCAGTTGGAGTTTTAACTGTTGCTAGATCAGATTCTGCAAATACATCATCTCAAGTTGCTACTTATAGTTCTGGTGGGTATACTAGCGGTGCTACAGAACTTCAAACTATAGAAAGACTGACATTCGCAAGTGCAACTCCATCAGTGACATACATAACTGGACTAATTAATGATTATTATGTTTCACCATCTTATAGAAGAGGCCACACTGGGGTATCTTCTCCAGTTAGTGGTTATTTTGTAGGTGGAACTTCTCTTGGTACTTCACAGGCTATTATTGATAAATTTTCTTTTGCGACTCAGAGTTCATCTAGTATGCAATTCGTTGGTAATGTAACAAATGCCAGATATTATATGTCTGGACAAAATTCTGATACAAGTGGATACGTAACTGGTGGTATCTTAACTAATACTGCGCACACAGATGAGTCCGCAAAGTTTCCATTCGCAACAGACACCAATGCCACCAATGTTCTTACTTTAACTCAAGCTAAAGCATTTAGTACTGGCATTTCAAATGCAACATATGGTTATCAGGTTGGTGGTCAGATAACTCCACCAACTCTTGTAAATACTGACACGATCAATAGATTTCCATTCGCATCAAATGTAAATGCTACAAATGTGGCATCACTGAATACCGTGCGTTCTAATTCAGCTGGATTTAGTTCAACAGCTAGCGGATATGTTGCTCAGGGATATAATGCAGCTAATCCAACACCGAGTGGGAACAACATATCAAAATTCTCGTTTGCTTCTGAATCTACAAGTTCTTCTGTTGGAACAGTTTCATACAATTCAAATAGACAAAGCAACGCTGGATCTCAAGATTAATTAATAAAAGGTTAATCTAGATTAACCTTTTTCCACTTCGGTGGTTTTTTCGTTAGATATATAATTATATGATGAATTAAATATGGAGTTATAATGAATCAATTGCATTTTTGCGGTGGGCTTCCAAGATCAGGAAGTACCATCTTGATGAATATTTTACAGCAAAATCCCAAAGTCTTTACTACAGGTACATGCGCTCTGCATGGCTTAGTGCAAGATGCTATGCTTGTTAAATCAAGATTCAGGGAACAGTTCCAAGCAATGTCCGTAGAACAAGCCGATAAGGCTATGTATGGAGCAGTGCATGGCGCAACAAAAGGATGGTTTGAAGCACTGACGAATAAACCAATTATTATATCTAAAAATCGTTCATGGTCTGATGTATTTCATATTTACCCAGAATCTAAGTATATTTGCATGGTTCGAGATATACGAGATGTTGTTGAGAGTTTTGAAAAAGTTAATCATAGAACTTTAGCTCTGCATTCTTTTGGAGAATCCTTGACATTATCTGCAGGAATGCATGAAGCCGAAAAATATAAATTTTATTTGGGTGAATCGAATTCATTGACCGCATCGTTGACTCTTGAACTTCCAAGATTAATGGAAACTTTTAAGAAAACTCAAAATAAAGTTTTGTTTATTCGTTATGAAGATTTTACAACAGATCCTGTTACATCATTAAAACAATTGTATAATTTTATTGGGCAAGAGTATTACGAGCATGATTTAAATAATATTTCTCAATCTGAACTTATTGAGCATGATAATGCTTACTTCAGAGAACGAACTGATCACACTACACATCCAAAATTTCAATATTATACCGAACCAAATAGATCATTGTCTACAACTTTCCATGGAAATGTTTTGAATGAATTTAAATGGTTTTATGAAGGATTTTACCCAAATGTTAAATAATATACAACCGATTGAAATTAATGGTCTTACTACATTTATTACACAAAGTGTAGTATCAGATAAGGCAGTTGAACAGGCTATAGCAGCAATGCAAGTTTTACGTCCACGTGAAGGTAAGACAGGAACTGGTATTGATAAATCTAAAAAAGATTCTTTAGATTTAACTTTACCACCAAATCATTGTATGCTTATACAAAATGAGATATTGGAAATTGGAGCACAATATGTAGAGTATTATAATCTACATGGTATTGTGCCTCCATTGGCAGTCACTGAACATTTTAATGTTCAAAAATATCCACTCAAAGGTGCTTTTCACAGAATTCATGCAGATCGAGGATATGGTCCGCATGAACATAGTTTAAGAGAACTTGTTTGGATGACTTATTTAAATGATGTTCATACTGGTGGTGAAACTGAGTTTATGTTTTATAAATTAAAGATTAAACCACAGAGAGGTTTAACATTATTGTGGCCAGCTGGATGGACTCATTTACATCGTGGACTACCATCAGCAACTACGGAGAAAATGATTATTACTGGATGGTTAACTCCAATTCCAATCGAGACACCTTTGGAGTCAAGATGAACAATATAAAAGAATATAGTCACCATTTATTTGCAGTTCCCATATGGGGTTTTTATTTAAACACAGAGCAATATCATGCAGCAGATTATATCTCTAAAATTTTAGAGATGAAAAAAAATGAAGAAAGTGTTAAAAAAAGTAATTTTGGTGGGTGGCAATCTAGAGATGACCTAAATACAACAGAGGGTATCTTTAAAGAATTTGTAGGGATTTTAAATAATCTTTCTAAGGAAATAGGCAACGAATATTTTAAAGGTGATTTGGCAGGTAATATTGAAGTCCAGGAAATGTGGGCAAATGTTAATTATAAATACTCTTACAATGCAGGACATACCCACAGTGGTATTCTTTCTGGTGCTTTTTATTTACAGGTTCCACCAAATTCTGGGGATTTAATTTTAATGAATCCTGCAGTTAGAAGTGATACTAGTGTATTACGAACTAAGGATTATAATATAAAACCAGAAAAGTTACTTTGTGTACTTTTTCCAAGTTGGCTCGAGCATTATGTTGAGCAAAGTTTGAGTGATGAAGAAAGAATTAGTATTAGTTTTAATATAGGAATAAAGGGTGAAAATGCAATCTATTGACTTTTTTAATAAAAATGGTTACGTTGTTCTTACAGATGTTTTAACCAAAGATCAATGTAAAGAGTTAACTCAACACATGTTTAATTTACATGAACAGGGTAAACTAATAAAAGACGACCAGTGTCCAACATCTGATGCTGTTTATGGTGATCCAGTATTTGATAAAATTCTTCAAGATTTTGCTGAACCTGTTGGGAAACAAGTTGGTAAAAGATTATTACCAACATATACATATGCAAGAATATATCGTCCAGGAGAAATTCTTAAGAAACACACTGATCGTCCTGCATGTGAGATTAGTACAACATTAACATTAGGATATGAAGGACCAACATGTTGGCCAATTATATTTGATGAAAAGAAATGTATTCCAGTTTTGCTAGAACCTGGAGAGATGGCAGTATACAAAGGATGCGATGTAGTACACTGGAGAACTGAGTTCAAAGGTAAATGGCATGTCCAAGTATTCTTCCATTATGTAGATGCAGATGGTCCACATAAAAATGAGTATAAAGATAGACGTGCAGATTTTGGACTTAATAAAACAAGTAATGACGCACAACAACAAGCAGATATAGATAAGTACCTTAGAAATTCTATTCCTTCCGTTGCTGCTTATAATAAAGCAGATACTGGTGTAAGACATTTAGACCCAAATCAGAAGTTTACATTACCAGTTTTGAATGGCGTAATTATTCCCAGTAATGATGAGCACTTCCCTGGATATGCTGTGTTTGATAGTAAAACTCTTCCAGAGATTACATTCACTAAAGAAGAATGTGATAAAATTACTAGTATGGTAAAGAACTATTATCCGACGACTGCGAGTGTAGGTGGTACTGAAGAAAGTAGTAGAGTTAATGATAAGATTCGTTCTGCTGACATTTATATCTTAGATAATGATGCAGATAATGCTTGGATTCATAGAAAAATTGGTCAAATTGTTTCTGTTGCAAACAAGTTACACTTTGACTATGACATAGCTGGTATTACTCATGGTATTCAATTGATTCATTATAAATCAAATGGAGAGGTTCCTGGTCACTATGACTGGCATGTTGATTCTGGTCCAGGACAACCAGCCACTAGAAAAATATCATTTACTGCACAATTAACTGACCCGAATGAATATCAGGGCTGCGAATTGATTATAAATAATCATGGAGAGACAGTAGTCGCATCTAAGGAACAGGGATCTGTCCATCTGTTCCCTAGTTATATGTCGCATAAAGTTAACCCGATTACAAAAGGTGAACGATTTGCATTAGTAATTTGGATACATGGATCAAGGAGATTTAGATAAATGAATGATAATAATGAAAAACTGAAAACTACAGACTTAGCGATTTTTGAAGAAATTCGCAGAGACTTAGCACTTACATCAACTTTGAATGTGCCGATGAGCTACGTTTTTGGACGTGGTATTGTTGGCAATAAAGAAAGTTTTGGTGGCGCAACTCTAAACGAAAATACGGTTAAAGTTGATCATGCGCTGGCTAATGTTCAAGAACTACAAAATATCTGGAACCATAGCCATACTCAATGGACTTGGAGACACTTAAATCTGTCTTACCATTCTCCTATTAGAAATATGCGTCAAATTTCAGCTGAAATGGCTGCTAAAAAATCCGCTCTAAATGAGGCTAAGTGGAAGCATGTTGAGAATGAGATGAAAATGCGTAAGATCGAGGAAGAACTTACGAGGGGTATGGAAGACGGGACTATTGATTACTGGCGTGAAGTTGAATTAAAGGTAAGATTGGCCAAGATGAAAGAAGGTCTTGAGGCAGGAACTACCTATATCGAAGGCGCAATGAAAGATGTATTAACGCTAAATAGTCTTTATGAGCAATTAAAAGAGCAGGTTTCTTCGTTCTCTGAAGCTGACGTTGAAAAGGAAGAGACAAAATCTCACCTTAAAAGATCATTGGTTCAGTGTATTCGTGATGTAAGGGAACGTGGGGCTATCTCCAAAGGCGAGCAAGAATACAACGAGCAGATTGGTGTTAATCCAATGAAGTTACAAGGTTTGCTACAAAAATATGTAGCATCTGAGGCTGCAGAAGATAATTGGAGTTGCAGTGGATTGTATGAGTTTGTTGATAAATTAACAGACGAATTGGCTGATGTTTATAAAGTTGATCATGTACGTATGGGACTTTCTGGATTTAATCCAGATGTTCTACCAGACTACTCTTATACAAATAAGGTAGCTTTGTTAACTAGTAACAAAAAACCAGAAGAGGAAAACTAAAATGGCAGTAATAGAATACATGATGGTCAAGGATGGACCACGCAGACAAGTTCCTGAATTCGTAGGAGACAGAGGACATTGGTATAGCCCTATCGATAGCACTTATATCGGATGGGTTGATGACAGCAGAGATTACTATGTCCCTGACACAGTATTAACTTTGACTAAAGCGCAACTTGTTGCTAGACAGCTTCTGGTGCATGCAGAATATCCAATGAGAAAACCTGAAACTGTGGAACATATGCAAAATAATACAAAACCAGATGTAATGACTGAGGCTGAAGTAACAGCTCAAGTTGAAGAATGGTATGATGCATTTGTAACGTCAAACACTACAAACGGATAAATAATTATGCCTCCTGAAATACTCGCACATAGATTAATAGAGTTAGATAGTAATGAATTAATAGAATTACTAAAAAATTTAGATCCTGAGGCATATGGCGCAATCTTAGACAAACTAGAAGAACTATAATGACAATCCGTATCAAAAAAGATAAAATCGAATTTGTTGATGATGCAAGTGGGAATACATTTACATTAAAAGAAACAGGCACAGGTTTTACCTTTGATGGTACGATTGCATCGTGGGAAGTACGACCAAATACATATACTGGAACGGCATCGGGGTATCATGCTGGTGGGTTTACAATTCCTGGTACTGCCATAACAACAATTGATAAGATGTCACTTGTATCTGATGGCAATTCATCTGCAACTGGTAATTTAACACAGGCAAGAGGTTCCCAGCAGGGTATGTCTTCTTTAACGCATGGTTATTCTGCTGGTGGCTACTGGGGACCAGTAGGTACTGTAGCTACATTTGAAAAATATCCATTCGCTTCCAATAGTAATTCTACTTCGATTCCATCGTTGCCTGTGGCTAGACGCTTTGAGGCAAATAGTGGGGTTGTTTATACTGGTGGGCAGGTTGGGTGGATCTGTGGTGGAAATCCAGGATACACAACAATGACAAAAATTTCATTCAATCAAGATGGATCTAACTCAAACAGTGGTGGTTATCTTGCTGACGGAGGAAGAAATTCTTATACTGCAATTAGCTCTACAACGCATGGATTTTTTGCAACTGGAAGTACTCAACAGCCAGCGCCAGGATATTCAACTGATAAAATTTTACGATTCCCATTCGCTGCAGGTGGATCGAATCCCATAGCAGGCATCAATTCTCAACTTGCTGCAATTCAGGTAAGTCCAACTTCAGTTACACCAATTGCTCGCCTTTATAGTCATGGGCATCAATCAAGTACTTCTGGTTATATTTACGGTGGCCAAAGTCCAGCTGGTCCAGGCACTGATCAGTACGTCATGAGGTTCCCATTTGCTGCAGACAATATTGTCACTAATATTGGTGGACTTGGTTCATCATCTGTTGCAGTTGGATATAATGGTGGTGCTGCTGTTTCATCACCACAGTTTGGATTTATAGTTGGTGGAACAAATGGTGGATATATGCCTGGAGTAAGAATATTAAAATATCCATTCGCCAGTGAATTAAATGTAACTTCTGTTGGTTCTTTAACCACTTCCCATGGTCAAGGTTCTCCAGGTCAAGTATAAGAGTAAAAAATGGCAATAACAATAAACTCAGATAGAATTAATATTGGCGATACCGTAGTCCAGATAACTCCGACTGGAATTCAGGTAGTCAATGGGCACTTTAGAGCACAGGCTATAGCACCATCTACAACAACTGGTGCTATGGGAAGTAACTATGGATATGCTACTGGAGGTCGAACTGGTGTTCCTGGACTTAACGATCAAACAAATATTGAAAAAATAGAAAGATGGTCATTAACATCAGATGGTAATTCAGCTTCCGTTGGGGCTTTGAGTGGTGCAGGTGGTGGTATCGGAATGTTTAATAATTCATCAATTACTTCTGCATATGCATCTGGTGGATATGCTGGTCCACCGTATTTTTCACCTCCAGGGGCTGGAAATAGAAGATCTGGTATTAATAAATTTCCATTTGCATCTTCAGCAAATTCAACAAGTATTGGCGCACTTTCAACAAATATTGGCAATCCTAGCACTGGTAGAAGTGATGGTGCCAGTTTGACTTCTGAGGCTTCTGGTTATCAAGCCTCAGGTCAAGATGGTGCTGACTACAGAGTAACAGTTAGTAAGTTTCCATTCGCAACAGATACAAACGCCACCACTGTTTCTCAAGTTAATCAACAAAGATCTGGTTCTACTGGCGCATCATCTTCAAGCTATGGATACGTAATTGCTGGTAATCAAAATCCAACTACCAATGTGGAAAAAGTTTCATTTGCAACGGATAGTAATGCAGTTAGTATAGGCCAGTTATTGGGGGTAGGAAGATCATCGCAGGCATCACAGAATTCTCTTACTTCCGCATATGTAAGTGGTGGATATCCAGATCCAGGTGGATCACCTGCAGTTATAAGCAGTATTGAACGATTTCCATTCGCCAGTGATGTTCCAGCAACATCAGTTGGTTCAATAACACAGGCCAGACGAGGTGGTCCAGCTGGTGTTTCTTCAACAACATCTGGTTATACTGCTGGTGGATACGCTGCTGCTTCATGGTCTTCAGTCATTGATAAATTCCCATTCGCCACAGATACAAATGCAGTTTCTACTGGATCTTTGTTATCTGGTAAAGGATTTTTCGGTGGCCACGGTAACGTATACTAAAAAGAGAACAACATGGCAATTAAACTTTACTCAGATCGCATAGAAATCGGCAATTTTACATTGGCCAACGATGGTAATGGAATTAACTTCTCTGGAGTGGCTGAGGCAAATGCTTTCTCATCATCATACATTGGCGGAAAACAGGCAGCGTATAGATCTGGTGGTTATCAAGATAATCGAATTTACAAATATAATTTTGCATCATCTTCAAGTTCAGAAACTGTAGGTGAGCAAGGTCCAGCATATCCACTATGGAATCCTGGTCAGCCTTCAACGATGTTACGTTGGAGATATGGTGGTGGCGGTTCAGCTTCAAAAACTCATGGTTATGTATTCGGTGGTACTGGTGCAGGTGCTTCCAACGCTTCCAGCATAATTGTTAAATTCCCGTTTGCTGTTCCTTCAGTACCACAGACTGCAGTTGGAAATTTACCATATGCTGGAGGATGTCCAGAACATGCTCGCAATGGTGAGAATACATTTGCAGCAGTGACTCAATCTCCTAGTCCTGTTGCTCCACAGGGTTACTGGACTAAATTCTCATTACAGTCAGACAATCAATCAATGACTGCAACTAATGCTAGAATGGGAGGAAATTCTGGTGGAGTAAATTCATCATCAACTCATGGATACATGGCTGGTCAATATGCAGGTAGCGATGTTATTGGTATGTTCCCGTTCGCGAACAGTTTACCATCAGTAACATCTGGAAAACTAAACAATCAAAGATATGATTGTCGGGCGCATTCTTCTAAAACTCATGCATACGCATATGGTGGATTTACATATAGTATTCCTGGAGGAGCCAATGTTTTATCACAAGAAAGATGGCCATTTGCCAATAATGGACCAGCAACTACAACAGGTACATTAGCTCCAGGTAATGCCCGACAAGGAGCCATGTCGCATGAAGATGAATCGTATGGATACATGGCTGGAACATCAGTTGGTGGTGGCACTTTTACTGCACCATATACGTCACTGACAAGATTTAACTTTTCTACCGATAATTTTGTTTTAGATAATGTAGGCACTTTTACGTCTGAAGGCCAATCTAATAACAGTCATATTCAAGTATAAAGGTTTTTAGGTGGTATAAATAGATTTATGATTTAACAATGGAGGTATTATGGCACAGCGAATTTTAGTGATGGGACTACCAGGATCTGGTAAAACTTATTTTTCGGATCGTCTTAAAACATATCTGGAAACTCATGGGGATATTTACAAAGTTAATCCCCAACGAATAATGAATTATGAGGGTATTCCATCTAGGAATTTCCTTCAGGTAGGTGTTGACTGGTTCAACGCTGATGAGATAAGAAAGAAATATAATGATTGGGATTTTTCTAAAGAAGGAAGAATTCGTCAATCATTGCGTATGTTTCAGTTTGCATTTGAGTGTACTGGTGACTATGTAATTTGTGACTTTGTTGCGCCACTCGTTGAGATGCGTAATAACTTCAAAGCTGATTGGGTTATCTGGATGGATACCATTGATGCTGGTCGTTATGAAGATACAAACAAAGCATTTACTCCGCCAGATGTCTATGACTTTAGAATCACTGAGCAAAACGCAGAGAAGTGGGTTGAGTTTGTTGGTTCTCATATTTTAGAAAATCGTCGCAGACCAAAGTTTGACTGGCAAAAAGAAACAGTTCAAATGCTCGGAAGATGGCAGCCATGGCATGCTGGACATCGTGCTTTATTTGAACGTGCCATTGCCAAGACAGGACAGGTTGTAATTCAGATTAGAGACTGTCAGGGGTGGCAGGGTTCCAATCCTTTTGCAATTGAGCAGGTAAAGAGTTATATTAAACGTGATCTAGATACACTATACCAAGGACAATATGAGATTCAGGTTGTTCCGAATATCGTGAATATTACGTATGGACGTGACGTTGGTTATAAGATTGAACAAGAATCTTTTGATAAATCTGTAACAGATATCTCAGCCACCAAGATCCGCAAGGAAATGGGAATTGAGTGATACTCCAGTTCGCAGTCTGGCAAAGGCTGTTAGCTGGCGAGTTACAGGGACTATTGATACGTTTCTTATTAGTTGGCTAATAACAGGGCAGGTGTTACTTGCTTCAGGTATTGCTCTTACTGAAATTATGACTAAGATTGTTTTATTTTGGCTGCATGAAAGAGTTTGGAATAAAGTAAACTGGGGTAAATCCCAGTAAAAAATAAACCCCACTTTATGTGGGGTTTTTGTTTTTGCAGTTATGAAAACGATAAATAAAGAGTAGATTAGGAGAATTTCAGTGGCAGTTATAACAAATATATTCATAGACCAAGGGGCGAGCTATAGTAATATCCTTACTGTGGCTAGTTCTACTGGGGCTATAAATTTAACTACTTATACTATAAAGTCACAACTAAGAAAATCTTACGGGTCTTCAACTTATTATGATTTTACTGCCACCATTTACGATGCACTAACAGGAAAAGTAAGACTACAGTTATCTTCGGAACAGAGTTCTGCTATTCCTGCTGGAAAATATCTTTATGATGTTGAATTGACAAATACTACTAATGGTCTTAAAGTTAGATTAGTTGAAGGAGTTGTTATTATAAACCCAGAAATAACAAAGACATAAAATGGCTGATACGATAATTATAGACGATACTGGTTTAGGCATAGATTTTTTTATAGCCGACTCCATGGTGGGCAACCCAACAACAGTAGCAAAAGTTACTGATATATTAGATGTTGATTCAACATCTCTAAATAACGGATCGTTGTTGGTATACAAAACAACAACGCAGAAATGGACTTCAACGACTACGCTAGAAGCGCAGAATTTAGAAGGTGGTTTTTACTAAACTAAAGGTAACTAAAAGGAAAGAAAATGGCAGATAAATCAACAATAAAAATTAAAAGAAGTAGTACCACAAACGCACCAAGTACGTTAAATACTGGTGAATTGGCCTATTCCTTTGGCGCAGGTGCACAAAACGACAATGGTGGTAGACTATTTGTTGGTGGAATGGGTGTAGGCTCAGATCTAAACTCAGCAACTGGTGCTCCAATTATTATCGGTGGTAAATACTTCACTGACATGATGGATCACGTAACTGGCACATTAACTGCTAGTTCTGCTGTTCTAGTCGACTCAAATAAGAAAATTGATGAGTGGTTAGTTGATAACCTATCGTTAAATGGCAATACATTAAGTTCAACTGATACCAATGGTAATATTCTAATTACTCCGAATGGTACTGGTAAAACTGTTATTACAGCACCATACATTGGTGATACATCAACTACTCTTGCTGAATACATCTATGATACAGTTGGTGGTGCAATCACTCAAGGTACTGGTATCAGCGTAACGAATGATGATGCTGGGAATACTTCCACTATCGCTCTTGCTTCTGGTGTTGCAACTCCTGGAACATATGGCACTTCTTCAGCAGTTCCTGCAATAACAATTGACACATATGGTCGTGTTACTAGCATAACTACTAACAGTATTGCATCTTCTGCTCTAACTGTTGCAGCTGATAGTGGAACTGCTGACGTTGTTACACTTGGTACTGATACCTTGACGTTTGAGGGTGGTACTGGTATTGATACAACAGTATCTAATAACAAAATTAAAGTTGATATTGATTCAACTGTTGCTACTTCTGGTAAGAAACTTTCTTTCTTCTCCGCAACTTCTTCTTCAGAATTAGCTGGTGTTATTTCTGATGAAACAGGCACTGGTGTTCTAGTATTCGGTACTTCTCCAACAATCACTACTAGCATCGTTGCTGGCAGTGCTTCAATGGACATCTTTAATACTACTGCAACTGCTGTTAATGCTTTCGGTGCTGCGGCAACATTGAGTATTGGTGCTGCTAGTGGTACAACTACAGTTAACAATGATCTAAACCTAGCTTCTGGTAAAGTACTAAAGATTAATAGTACTGAAGTTCTAAGTGGCACTACTCTTGGTTCTGGTGTTACTGGATCTAGTTTAACAAGCGTTGGTACTATCGGTACTGGTGTTTGGCAAGGTACTGCTGTTGCAGTTGGTTATGGTGGTACAGGAACAAATACAGGTTCTATCACTGGTACTGGTGCATTAACTTTCACTGCTGGTGGTTCAGATACTAATGTTAACCTTGCTCCACAAGGAACTGGTACTGTTGATGTTGGATCTAAGAGAATTACTTCTGTTGCTACTCCAACTCAGGCAACTGATGCTGCAAATAAGGGTTACGTTGATGCCGTTAAACAGGCACTAGATGTTAAAGATTCAGTTCGTATTGCAACTACTGCAAACTTAAACGTAACTGCTTCTGGCACTGGTGCAGGTAAAACACTTACTAATGCTGGCACACAGGCTGCAATTACTATTGATAGCATTCCTCTATCATCTGGTGATCGTGTTTTAGTTAAAAATCAAACTGCTTCTGAAGACAATGGTATCTATACGGTTACCACTGTTGGTACTATTTCAACAAACTGGGTATTGACTCGTGCAACTGATGCTGATGGTTCTCCAGCTGCAGAAGTTACTTCTGGAATGTTTACTTTCGTTGAAGAAGGTACAGTAAATGCTGATTCTGGTTGGGTTCTATCAACTAATGGCGCAATCACTGTTGATACTACTGGATTAACATTCACTCAGTTCTCTGGTGCTGGTCAAATTACTGCTGGTAATGGTCTAACTAAGACTGGTAATACAATTGATGCTGTTGGTACTACTGACCGTATTTCTGTTAGCACTGATGCTATCGATATCGCTTCTACATATGTTGGTCAGATTTCTATCACTACGCTTGGTACTATCGGTACTGGTACTTGGGCTGGCACTGCAGTTGCTGGTCAATATGGTGGTACTGGTGTAGCAAACACTGGTAAGACAATTACTCTTGGTGGTAATCTTACTACTTCTGGCGCATATGCTACTACACTAACAGTAACTAATGATACTAACGTAACTCTACCAACTACTGGTACTCTTGCTGCCACTACAAATACTACATTCAGTACTGGTTCTACTTGGAACGGTAATACAATTGGATCTGGTTATGGTGGTACTGGATTCAGTACTTATGCAAAGGGTGATTTAGTTTACGCTTCTGCTGTAGATACACTAAGCAAATTAACTGCTGGCGCTGATGGCACAATCCTACAAGTTAACTCTTCTGGTGCTTTGGTGTGGGGTGGTATTGATGGTGGAACATACTAAATAACTTAGTATACAGAGGGGAGTTTTTACTCCCCTGTTCCAGTTTCCTTTTTTAAGGGTTGAGTATGGCGAATAAGATTCTTCTTAAGAAATCTTCAACTGCAGCAAAAGTTCCTGTAGTTGGAGACTTAGAATATGGTGAGTTAGCAATTAACTACACCGATGGCAAACTGCATTATAAAACTAATGCTAATGAGATTGATGCATTTTCTTCAAATACAGCAACTGCCACATTAAGCAATAAAACCCTTTCATATACGACTTTAGCTGGATCATTAACAGCCTCTGGTTCAACAGGATCATCTGGTCAAGTTTTAACATCATCTGGTGCTGGTGTTACATGGACAGATGTTACATCACTTGGTTTTGTTGGAGGATATAATAATTCCTCAGCAACATCATTCCCATCGGGAGATTTCCAAGGTACAGATGCATATGTCGGTGTAGGTGGTATTGCTTTCGATAGTTTCGGAACTTCACTTGTACCATCTTTCACTTGTATGGATCCAGTTGGATCTTTACAAAGTCAAGATCTGGGCGCATTAACATAAAGATAAATAAGATTTGAAGGAATAATAAATGCCAACACAAGTACAGTTTAGACGAGGTAATACAGCCCAGAACGATGCATTCACTGGTGCATCTGGAGAACTCTCGGTTGATACGCAAATACAAACTTTAAGAGTTCATAATGGTTCTACCGCAGGAGGTATGCCATTAGTTACTCTTACTAGTAGTCAAACCCTAACGAATAAAACACTTACTAGCCCAACTTTAAATAGTCCAACGCTAACAACTCCTACTCTTGGTGCTGCAACAGCAACAAGTATTAATAAAGTAGCGATTACTGCTCCAGCAACTAGTGCCACATTAACAATTGCAGATGGTAAAGCATTAACAGTAAATAATAATTTAACATTCACTGGTACAGATTCTTCATCAGTTGCCTTCGGTGCTGGTGGTACTGTTGCTTATACTGGTGGAAGTTTAGGAACTAGTCCCTCAGTTTCAACATCATTAACTACTCCAAGTTCTTCTTTTGATCTTATCAATACGACTGCAACTACAGTAAATTTTGCCAAAGCAGCAACTACTCTTTCTATTGGTGCAACAACTGGTACTACAACAGTTAATAATAATCTAACTGTTACTGGTAATCTTACAGTTTCTGGTACAACTACAACAGTTAATTCAACAACAGTTAATATTCAAAATGCCTTCGTGTTTGAAGGTGCAACTGATGATGCATATGAAACTACATTAACAACAGTTGATCCAACTGCAGATAGAAGTATTTCTCTTCCAGATGCTAGCGGTACTATCGTTCTTAAAGATACTACTGATACCTTAACTAATAAAACCTACGATACTGCAGGTACTGGTAACGTATTTAAAATTAATACTACTGCAATTTCTGATATTACTGGTACTGGTAAAGTTGTTTTAGATACAAGTCCAACATTGACTACTCCAACTATCGGAGTAGCAACAGCTACATCTATTAACAAGATGGCAATCACTGCTCCAGCAACTGGTTCTACCCTCGCTGTTGCTGATGGCAAAACCCTTACTGCAAGTAATACTCTAACATTCACTGGTACTGATAGTTCTTCTGTTGCCTTTGGTGCTGGTGGTACTGTTCTTTATTCTGGTGGTGCTCTTGGAACTCCATCTTCTGCTACTCTTACTAATGCTACTGGTCTACCTGTAAGTGGTATTACTGCTTCTACTTCAACTGCGATTGGTGTAGGTAGTATTGAATTAGGACATGCCACTGATACAACTATCGCTAGATCTTCGGCTGGAGTTATTTCTGTTGAGGGTGTAGTTGTTCCAACTGTATCTTCAACTGACACATTAACGAACAAAACTATCGCTGCTGGTTCAAACACAATCAGTGGTTTAACTAATAGTAACTTGAGTGGTACTGCTGGTATTTCTAATGCAAACTTAGCAAACAGTTCTATTACAGTTAATGGTAGTGCAGTAAGTTTAGGTGGATCGATTACAGTTGCAGCTACTGCTTCTAATGCTTTAACTATTGGCACTGGTTTATCAGGCACCTCTTATAATGGATCTACCGCAGTTACTATTGCAATCGATTCAACTGTTGCTACTTTAACTGGCACTCAGACTTTAACAAATAAAACTCTAACTCTCCCAACTATTGGTGGAACAGGTGCTTCATTTAGTGGGTCAACTTCTGGAACAACTACTGTTGTTGCTACAGCAATAGCTGGTACAACCACTTTAACTTTACCTGCTGCAACAGATACGCTAGTAGGTAAAGCAACCACTGATACATTAACTAATAAAACTATCGCTGCTGGTTCTAATACAATTTCTGGTCTTACTAATAGTAATCTATCTGGTACTGCTGGTATTTCTAATGCTAACTTAGCTAACAGTTCTATTACTGTTGGTACTACGGCTATCTCATTAGGTGCTTCTAGCACTACTATTGCTGGTTTGACTTCTATTGATGCTACATCTGGAGCAACTTCTTTCTTTGCCACACCTACAGCGCCAGCATTGTTTGCTGCAGGTACTGCTGTTACTATTGGTGCCACTACTGGTACTACAACTGTTAGAAATGGATTAGTTGTTACTGGTGATTTAACTGTTAATGGTACGACAACTACTATTAATGCTACTACTATTACTGTTGATGATATTAATATTGAACTAGGCTCTGTAGCTTCTCCAACTGACGTTACTGCAGCTGGTGGTGGTATCACTCTTAAAGGTACTACTGATAAAACAATCAGCTGGTCATCTATTGGTTGGACTTCTTCTGAAGACTTTAACCTTGTTACTGGAAAAGCATATGAGATTAATGGAACATCAGTTCTTTCTTCTACTACACTTGGTTCTGGAGTTACTGGTTCTTCATTAACTTCTGTTGGTACTATTGGAACTGGTGTTTGGCAGGGAACTCTTGTTGGTGCTACTTATGGTGGTACTGGTGTAAATAATGGATCAAACACATTAACTCTGGCAGGTAATGTGTCACATGCTGGTGCATTTACGCAAACCTTTACAGCTACTGGAACTACTTCTGTAACATTACCAACTTCTGGCACTCTTGCTACGTTAGCTGGTTCTGAAACACTAACAAATAAAACTATCGCTGCTGGTTCTAATACAATTTCTGGTCTTACTAATAGTAATCTATCTGGTACTGCTGGTATTTCCAATGCCAACTTGGCGAATAGTTCTGTTACTATTGGTTCTACTTCAATATCACTTGGTGCAACTTCTACTTCTCTTGCTGGCATAACATCGATTACGTATGCTGGTTCTACTTCTGGAACTACTCAGATTATTTCTGGCGCAATTGCTGGTACTAGCGTACTAACATTACCAGTCGCTACAGATACTTTGGTTGGTAAAGCAACTACTGATACACTAACTAATAAATCATTAACAAGTCC